AGCTATCTTCGGTAAGAAAACAGCTTGATTTGACCTGTCGGCAAATCAGCAACGGCTGTTTTCTGATCGCAGATCGCAAGAGATGCGATCTAATGAAAGAAAACAAGCCTTACAGCTTAAACTACCTATTATACCCCCGCGTTAGGTAGTTTGAGGGGAGGGTGGTATGGTCCTGTCAATATGCCACCCTCTTTTTATTGGAGGTACCGATGGATATCTTAGCCATCAATGGCGCTGCTCTAATGTGGACTGCGTTTACCCCAGACATTGCAATACTTGAGCAAAGCCAATTTCAATTGGTGTTCGTATGTGATGATCTGATGTGTAATGGAAAGAATTATGAAATCATAGCCGATTGCTCGGCCAATATTGCCAGAGCATTTACTATGAGGACATATAATTTCTATCGAAAGAATACCGATGAAACTCCAGTAGTCATGAACCCATCAGGTAAAATGGAGACTGGATGTTACAAAATCAAAGGAGAAATCCATTCTGTGCTCTCTTCTGAGATGCCTAGACTTGACAGACACTACCAGAATGGAGTACAATTCAAGCGTTATAGGACTAAACTTCTGTACCCAACTAGAGCTACAGGTCTGATTGAGAATAAATCTGTGGATGGCAGTACTTTGCCCCATACCTTGCAAGGTAAGAAGCGGTTCATACTTCCAGAACGTGTTGATATTTTAGAGGCGTGGATGTATATTGGTCTACAATCCTATTGGGGTAGTCTATTAGATGGGGGATTTGCTTTTGAACGAGTACGATTAGTAGAACCTGAAAGAGTTAGAAATTGGTTACCGAAATATTACCATTGGCAGAACAGACCTTAACCCATCAACCATGCCCGGATTGTGGTTCATCAGATGCTTTAGCTAAGTATTCTGATGGACATAGTTATTGTTTTAGTTGTCTAACTTATACTCCACCAGATGATAAATCAGAGGAGGAATTCAGTTATGAATACTTACCATGGCGTGGTATTGCTGCAACTACCTACAGATTCTACGATACGAAAACAAAAATCGGACAGTCTGGAAGGCCTATTAGCCTGGGTTTTCCATATTCAAATGGAAGCTATAAAATCAGGACTCTCGATAAAAAGGGTTTCTATTCGCAAGGTGATATAAGCAAAGCTGGTTTGTTTGGTCGTAATAAGTTTGCGGCAAGTAGTCACACTTCCGTGACTATTACAGAGGGAGAACTAGATGCGCTTTCCTATTATCAAGTACTACGCAGTCCTGTCGTCAGTGTTCACAGCAGTGCTAGCGCTCAGCTGGATGTGGGGATCGATCGATCCTGGGTTAACTCGTTCGAAAGAATTGTACTCGCATTTGATGGAGATGAAGCAGGACGCGAAGCAGCGGCTAAAGTCGCAAAGTTGTTTGATTACAACAAGGTTTTCATGGTGCGCTTCCCAGGCGGAGTTCGAAAAGACGCCAACGACTATCTACGAGCCGGTGAACGGGATGAACTGGCCACCCTCTGGTACAACGCGAAGAAGTTCCTCCCAGAAACCATAGTATCCTCATTCCCTGAATTCGAGAAGATCATCAGGGAAAAGCCAGAGAATGGAGTAGCATATCCATTCCCTACGTTGAACTTCATGACGTACGGCATCCGCACTGGTGAGTCTGTGTTAATCACAGCTCAAGAAGGTGTCGGTAAAACAGAGGTGATGCATGCAATCGAACATCAGCTCCTCACGGAGACAGAGGATCCTATCGGCGCTATCTTCATTGAAGAACCGAAGCGTCGACACCTACAAGCTATTGCTGGTATACATCTTGCTCGGCCTGCTCATCTGCCAGATAGCGGTGTCTCGGACGATGAAGTTATCCGGGCAGTACAAGACGTGGTTAGGGTGGATGAGCGCCTTCACATCTACTCTCATTTTGGATCAGACGATCCTGAGGTCATTCTCGATACCATTAGATTTCTGGTATCCGCACGTGGTTGCCGTTATATTCTTCTCGACCACATCACTATGGTTGTTAGTGGTCTCGGAGGCAAAGACGAAAGAACTACTCTCGATTATCTTTCGACGCGACTCGAAATGATGGTCAAAGAGTTAAACTTCGCTCTAATCATAGTGAGTCATGTCAATGATGATGGACTTACCCGAGGCTCCCGAAACATATCCAAGATTGCTGATATCAGGATCGATTTGTATCGGGACATCACTCATTCTGACCCCATCCTCCGCCGTATTACCCGTATGGTTGTATCTAAAAACAGGTTCTGTGGACGTACTGGACCGGCAGGGGAATTACTATTCAATCCCGTTACCTATACTCTGACAGAGGATATGGGTTATGATGCCACACCAGCTAACGATAACAGCAGAGTTAAAACATTGGCGGCTTGACGATGAACGCTACAATGTCGAGGGAATTGTTCACAACTCTACTTCTCCTAACTATAACGAAGGAGATATAATAGTCCTACTAAACTTTAAAACCATAACACACTATCCAGCATATTTAGTAGATCCGTTACATATTGAAGAGCATTGGATAGTGAAAACTCAAACCAATAAATACTTTATCCTGTACAAAAGTCAGCAACAACCATGATCTATCCTTGGAAACTCAACTACTGGCAATCCGGTGAATGGCAGGTGTGCAATGAGAGGCTTAAAGATCTGGAGAAGGCTGGGATTACATACAACCCAAAAAGGCAAGAGTTGTTTGGATCTCTACGATTGCTATCTGTTGGAGCTGTCAAGGTTTGCATTATTGGGCAAGACCCGTACCCCCAGTCCCAGTATGCCACCGGAGTTGCCTTCTCCATCCCCGACAAAACCACCAGAGAAGATTTCCCTCCTACACTTAACACGATTTTCAAAGAATATTCCTCTGATCTCAAATACCCCATACCTAGTAACGGTTCACTCCTACGATGGACAGCCCAAGGCGTCCTTCTATGGAATGCCATCCCAACTTGCACCGCTGGTAAATCATTATCTCACAACTGGGACGAATACTCCCACCTCACCAAAGAAATCATCCAAACCCTCTCGAAAAAAGGCATCGTCTTCGTCTTCCTCGGATCTATTGCCAAAAGATATTTGGAAGAAGTAGATTTAAATAATAATAAGGTTATTACTACCTCACATCCATCGCCTCGGGCTAATAGATTTTCAAGAACTCCATTCGAAGGATCTAGATTATTCTCCACTATCAACGATAAGTTAGTATCTTTAGGTCTAACCACTATCAACTGGAGATTGGAATAATGGGCAAGCACCATACAGTTATGAAATTGAAGCGTATCGAACGGGAAGTTACTGAAGTAATCAAGCTTATCCAGAAGGATAAGGATGATATCTTCTGTGATGAGTCGGTACGTAACTTGTCATGGGTGGTATCCTACCTCAAGATGACTATCCAAATCCTAAGACCTAATGACTAAATCACTACGTATTAAAATTGTGCGGTAAATTTGGAGGGTAGTTTGCGGTATAGAAAATGGTAGAAATCTAGTGCAAGCATACTTTTCTGGTACTTTGGTACCACTCAACAGAAATAACGCATCCCAGGGCATTTAAACACCTATCTACAGGGAATGAAATATGCTCAATTTAGTAGTCAACAACGATAAGGAGGAAGAACAGAGGCTACCACAGCCCTTATTGAAGTTGAAAGGTAAGGGACCTACTAATTGGGATTGGCTTAGCCCGATGTCTTCAGGGACAGAGTTCCTCTGTGCCCATAAACAATCCTCAACTTGGTTGTTGACTAACTTCACCCATGGAGGTAAGAAAGAAGGTTGTGTATTACTAATACCTACAGCTACCATGAACAATCATACTACCTGGATCTGGGTTGATCCGGTAGAATTCTGTAAAGTATTTGATCTTAAAACTATATTAGAAGAACCTGATGACTAACAATTTGCAAGCAAATAATGTAATTAATATACCTGAACATAGTACCTTCTGGACTATGAACTTGTTAAAGAAATCTATTAGACATATGAAATCTAAGAATACAGAAGGACAATACGACATTGCAATCATTAAAGAAGAGAACATACTTAGGTCGTTCTTTGATTTCATTTCGAAATCTGCCGACCAGATCGCTGCTTAACATAGGAGTTCGAATGTATCCTCACAAGACTACTGAACTACTGATAGCCGGTGCAGCTATCGCTATCGTCATCATCGGCATCGCCTATGCCTATGCTTACTACCCCTTGGGTATAATCAACTAATACAGAGATACTCCGGTCAGAGTCTCCTCTCTCCTCTGACCGGAGTTACTTTAGGATATACTATTGAAGGTTGTAATTGATATTGAAACTAATTCTTTAATCAATCCCACTAAGATTTGGGTAGTGGTTTGTAAAAATATTGAGACAAATACCTATCACATTTTCCGTAACATAACTGAGGACAGAACTGAACATGAAAACCTTACTAGATATCTTGAACAACTACGGACTGAAGCCAATAGTCTACTCATTGGGCATAATCTTCTTGGCTTTGATCTGCCTGTCCTTAGTTCCGCAGTACAGCTTCATAGTAAAATACTTCCTACTCAATGTATTGACACATTAATAATTTCTAAACTGGTAGACTACCCTAGACAAGGTCATAGTATTGAAAGCTATGGTCTAGAATTTAGTCTACCTAAGATCCACTTCAATAAGTTTACTGAATATTCTCAAGAGATGGAGGACTACTGTGTACGAGATGTCAATATTTGTCACAGGATCTATAGCAAGTATCTTAAGTATATTAGTAATCCGAGACATCAAGACTCAATACGATTGGAGCATGAGTTCCAAATTGTTGTCAACAATCTTCATGATAATGGTTTTTGTTTCAATAGCGAGCGGGCTACTGCACTACTCGCCAAAGTAAAGCATGAACTGTCTATCTTAGACAAGGATATCTTAGAAGCATTTCCTCCTAAGCTTAAGCTTATAAGAGAAGTAACTCCTAAGGAGACTAAGTATGGTACTATTAGTCTTACAAGTATTCCTAAGGATCTACGTAATCATACTGAAGAACTTAGTATTGATAGCCCGTTCTCGTATTGTACGTGGCAGACCTTCAATCCAAGCAGTCATAAACAGATTATATCTGTTCTTAATCAAGCAAATTGGAGACCAGTAGACAAGACACAGACACATATAGATACTGAGAGAGAACTGAGTAAATTAAAGTATACTAGGAGGACTCCTGAGCTTGACACAAGACTTCAGGAGTTGTATGCTAAGCATGAAGTAATGAAGAAGGCAGGGTGGAAAGTAAACGAGACTAATCTCGAAACACTTCCCCAGACTGCCCCCTTATCCGCTCGCACCCTAGCGAAGCGTATCCTCCTTGAGTCCAGACGCCGTACCTTAAGCGAATGGTTGGCTCTAGTCCAACCAGATGGTCGCATCCATGGTAAGTTCTATGGTATAGGTGCCTGGACTCATCGTATGGCCCACCAAAATCCCAACACTGCTAATATACCGAACGAGTTTGATACCAACAACAACAAGAAACTATATGGTAAAGAACTCCGTTCATTATGGTGTGCAGCTAAGAACCGATTACTAGTCGGCGTGGATGCAGAAGGTATCCAGTTGCGCATCTTTGCTCATTACATCAATGATCCCGAGTTCACTAGAGCTCTAGTTGAAGGCAAGAAGGAGAACGGCAGTGATCCTCACACCCTTAACCAAAAGATTCTTGGGTCGGTATGCAAGTCACGCCAAGCTGCTAAACGGTTCATTTATGCCTTGTTACTCGGCGCAGGATCCGGAAAGCTTACTGAAATATTGGGATGTACATCAGAGGAAATGTCTATCGCTCTCGAGCGTCTTATGGGTAGATACCAAGGCTTTGCACATCTCAAAACAAATGTCATACCAGCCGATGCTATACGAGGTTGGTTTTCAGGCTTGGATGGTAGAAAGATTAGGATACCTGGCGACACTATCTCCCAACGACGGCACCTTTGCATGTCTGGTTATCTGCAAAGTGGTGAAGCGATTGTAATGAAATTAGCCACTCTCAAATGGTGGCAAAGACTAGAGAGTTATGGTGCTAAACTTGTTAACCTTGTACACGATGAATGGCAAGTAGAATGTCCCAACAATATGACCACGGCATTGCATATCGCAAACCTGATGGCGAACTCGTTATCGTCAGTTGGAGAGGAACTGATGATGAAGTGCCCCTTGTCAGGGAGTTACTGGAACGACACCTCGAACGACTATACGATAGCCCCTAACTGGAGTAAAACACATTGAATACTGAATTGATTGATGGTCTAGTTAAATACTTAGATGATCCTCTTCGAGATGAACCTGTTAAGTTAACCCAAGACGAGATTGATTTAATTATTGATGCTCTAGTCTTTTACAAGGAAATGAATATACTCTAATGGTTAAATACGGTAAGACTGAAATAGTATACATTCAGGGTAAAGTATCTTGGTTTAGAAATAAGATGCCTAATCAATGGGATAAATACTCTGTACAAATACACCCCAATCCTAAAGACTTGGAAGTCATCCGAGACTTACAAGCTAGAGGTTTAAAGAATACTATTAAGAAGGATGATGATGGATATTTCACCACTTTTTCCAGACCAGTGAGTAAACAATACCAGAACCATAAGGTGCAGACCTTTGCTCCACCTACTGTGACTGATAAAGATGGTAACATCTATGAAGGTCAGGTAGGTAATGGTAGTGATGCTACCCTTAAACTAGAAGTCTATGAACATGCTACTCCTGCCGGTGGTAAGGCTGTAGCTGCTCGGTGGACTGCAGCTAGGATAGATAACTTAGTACCTTATGCAACTGAATTGGATGCCTTCCCTGAACAGAAGCAAGCTATCTCTGGATTAAAGGAACAACCCGAACAGTTGTTCTAAAGAACGAAGACCTAGCAGATCCCATATGCAGCAGGAAACCACGTGCTAGGCTTCGGAGGAGGGCAGGAAATCTGACACCGTACTAGTTCTCGGTACAAGTTCAGAAGAGCCCTCCTCTATATTTAATTCTACAGCATGAACCCTCCACGCTTTGGGAAAGCTTGCTAAGGAGTAAGCAACCCCACCCTCCCACAGGACTCAGGTACCTGGCTGTCGATGACCTTGGGTATAGCCCAAGAGGAAATGAACCAATGTGTAGCTTGATTTCAACTAAGGGAAATCAAGCGCATCCCTATCTGGAATGTAACTGCTGGGGTGACGCCCCTCAACTTCGTTAGCAAGAGACCGTGTCCAGTAGTCAGGGGTCCTGCTTCTGAATGAATGTACGGTGAGCAAGGCAGTGAGCGAAGGTAGCGAGCACAACCACACATGTGTCTCATAAGCACAATGGTGGTAGATAGCACACAGACGTCGCGTATGCTGCAGGCATGGTGCATGTTCTGCATGGACCTCCTTTAAGGAGGGCGCGTATGAGGGTAAAGGACTTGTCTTCACTGACTAACGATCTGAAGCGAAGTAAGGTGGAAAAGAAGTCTACCACTCCCTGTTGGTTCGATTCCAACGTCCCATGCATTGGGAACTGGCGGCAATGGTGGCGTGCAGAAAGCGGAGCGAGTTGAGGTTCGATGCCTCTAGAGCTTGGGTAGCAGATAGCTCGGTGAGTACCCACGTAGTAGATTGATAGACAACTGAGGTACGCTAACAGTGTGAAACCTGTTAGGTGGGTTCGACTCCCACCCCATGAACGTAATGTAGTAGGATCGTGATAAAAGCGAGACCCGACTAATTGAGCATTAAGGGTATCAGATACTTCTCAACCTCTGTGACCCCACTGTTTCCACTGTTCGAGCAAGCTGTCCCATGAACTCAGCCCAGACGACCCTGTGGAGCTGGTTGCGTAGACGCAGCATCATCTGACTGTGCACTGGATACTTACACCTCCAGGCTTTACGGAGCAGTATGTACGAACCGGAAGGCTGATGATGTGGAGCACTGGCTATTTACCAGCTGGCTCAATAACTACTGTCCTACAGTGGACAGAGATGTGATCTACAGTCCGTTATGATGGTAGAAAGCAAGTATCCCTAGGTCGGGTTCCTAGTATTGAGCTTGTGACGGCCACAATCTGTTAGAGCATCAAGCCGCAGACTACTACGACTAGGTGCAACGCTGAAGTGTATAACCAAGCATGCACTGAATGGGTAGCTAAGACGTCCCAGCTGAGTCCAATTACATGGATGATACGGGATGCAAACCCGTCTAGCAAGTCCATAGAACTTCCTATTCGATGGCAGTCCCACGACGGTAAACTGCCTCTACAAGATCTGAAGGGAGTCTGAAGTGAATATCAGGTCCTCTCAACAGAAGCCTCGACCTCCTTAAAAACAATAACAGGCAGAGGTGGGCCGGGTTCGAGTCCACCTCTGTTACGAGAAAGGAGATGTGTCATGAAGAAAGTTATGCTGGTCGACCCGGATGATTTCTTCACCGGAGGTAGTCGATCTAAACGTGAAGTAATGACTGACGATTTGAAGATATACAAGAAGTGGAAGAAGTTCTTGAAAAAGGAAGAAGAAGACGCTAAGAAGAAAAAGGATGTCCCTACCAAATGGTGGGAGAAGAAGTCTGTTGCCGAGAGGACAGTTATTATTGCTATCCTCGGGCCACCATTCGGTATTCTATACGTCTATGGTTTGCTCCAGCTAGTTAAATTGATGGCTGAAACTATAGGAGTACACTGATAATGCCTGAATGGTATGAAATGATGGATGATCTTGATGGTCCTGAACAGGAGTGTCATGCACTCGATGCACACGTAACTAATTCACACAATGGAGGCAAGGTAACTTGCTATAAATGTAATGGTTTCATCCTATATAAGGATGTAGTTTCATATCTAGATCATCAACACAGAGATGAATTTCCTAGAGTACACTTCCACAAGGAATGCTACAATCCTTACGAACATTATTATGGATTAGATAAACCCAACCGTGACTGAAATACGAACATTAATACAAGATATCTACCATCTGGTAGGTAAACAAGAGAACTGGCTGACAAGTGATATCGCTACTAAATTCACATCTGAACTCACACTTAAACTCCAAGGATCCTTCAGTCCGCAAAGCAGCTCTGGATTACGTCTCTCAGGTATGGGCCCAAAGTGCCCGTGTCAGCTGTGGCACTCGGTACATACCCCACTGGATGCAGAGCCACTCCCACCCTGGGCCAGGATCAAATACACCTACGGACACATACTTGAAAGTCTTGTAATCGCAATGGCTAAGGCAGCCGGACATGAGGTAACAGGAGAACAAGATGCTGTATCTGTTGATGGGATCATCGGCCACAGAGATTGTGTTATTGACGGGTACGTCGTTGACGTTAAGTCTGCTAGCAGCCGTGCTTTCCAAAAGTTCAAGGATGGTTCAATCGCATCCGATGATGGCTTTGGCTATCTTGATCAACTTGATGGGTATCTTGTGGGGTCCACAGATGATCCACTGGTAAGATTTAAAGATAAAGGTTATCTATTAGCAATCGACAAACAATTAGGACATATGTGTTTACATGAGCATACTTCGCGCCCGCAAAGCATTAGAGAAAGAATTCGAGATTATAGAACTATCGTCGCTCTTAATAGAGCTCCGAGCTGTACTTGCGAAGAAGTACCCGAAGGAAAGTCCGGAAACTATCGCCTGGGCATTAGAGCAAGCTACAATGCGTTTAAGTACCAGTGTAAGCCACAGCTTCGAACCTTCCTCTATTCAGATGGACCAAGATACCTAACTAAAGTAGTCAGGAAGCCTGATGTACCAGAAATAGATAGGCATGGAAGAATAGTTTATTGATTATAAGACCATTGTTTAGTTTTTATGGCGCTAAGTTTAGAGCATCTAAATATTATCCTCAACCTAAGTACAATAAAATAATAGAACCTTTTGCAGGATCAGGTTGTTATTCCCTACGATATTGGAAAAACCACGATGTCTTATTAAATGAAATCGACCCTGTGATATATGAATTGTGGAGATTATTGATTAATATTTCTTCCCACACAGTGTTACATTTACCAGATGAAATAAGTGATCTATATGAAAAAGATCCTATGCGATCTCTAATTGGATTTTGGTATAATAAAGGTCAAGTCAAACCGACAACTACTAAATGTAAATGGATGGTAGGAAAAGACTCCAAAGGAAGAAACTGGAAAGATCAATTTTGGGGAGACCGTGTGCGTAAACGAATAGCAAACAATCTCCATGCAATAAGAAGGTTTCAGATAACTAACAAAGATTACTCAGAATTAGAAAATGAAGAAGCAACTTGGTTTATAGATCCTCCTTATAAAAAGAAAGGAACTCATTACATCTACAATGAAATAGATTATGATCACCTAGGTAAATGGTGTCTGGAAAGAAAAGGACAAATAATTGTCTGTGAACAAGAAGGCGCAGATTGGTTAGATTTTAAACCATTTAGAAAATTAAGAGCGTTGAAGAAGGAATATAGTAATGAAGTATGCTATGGAAGAGAAAACAGTCAAAGAATTAATTGACGCATATCTATCTATAGACGATAGAATGTACAATGCCAGTGTTATCTATGGTCCTAATACATACGATCGTCTTGAAGAACAAGCAAATGTAGAACCACATTCCGGTTCTAATTCAGGTAAAAATCTAATTGAGAGAGGTCTTTGGGAAATAGTCGGATACGGTCCTACTTCAAGAAATGCAGATGCAGCTATCTTCGCACCTATTGATCCTAATTATTATATAACGAGAGACTAGACAGGTCTTTGGAAACCATGTATAATTAAGCATGCCTCGTAATAAATTCGAAGCCAGGATCTATGCTTGGCTCAAGCACAAGAAGATTAAGTTTAAGTATGAGTCAGAAAAGATTCCTTACCTCATCGCAGGTCACTACATACCTGACTTCATTATCACTACCCACACAGGTAAGATCTATGTCGAAACCAAAGGACACTTCAGACCCGAAGCTAAACGTAAGATGGCAGCTGTCAAGAAGCTTAATCCCATGCTTGATATTAGGATACTCTTCTACTCATACAGCAAATCCAGTGTTAAGTGGTGTGTTAAGTATAACTTCCCGTATGCTATAGGAGACATCCCCAATGAATGGTTGGCTTGAAGGTTTAGTCTGGTTCATCTTCGGAGCAGCTTTTATGTTGCTTGTTCTACTCATAGTAGGAATATATTCAATTACGTGAACTTAACTACTCTGCTTGATGTCTATACCTTGGAAGAGATACTTGAATTGAACGACAAGACTCCTGAAGACTGCTTAGAATTCCTCGTTGAAGAGAAGTTTGTGAAGTTACCTAACATCAAACCCTTGGATTTTGATTAATGCTTAGAGCTATTAAATTAAATCCCAAACATCCTGACTCCATAAGAGTTGTGGGTAGTGTATTAAAGAATATTGGATTAATTCAAATAGAAGATATTCAACTTCTAATTGATGGTTCTATTGAAATTGTAATATCTAATGATCAAACATCCCAGCAGCCGAGCTGAGAGGCTACGTCTCAAACACTTAAAGGATACTTTTGAACCTAAATCTACCCGATCCTCTTATGTTCGAAAGAGCAAGGAGGCTATCGAAGAAAAGGAACTCGAAGATGAGCTTAGGATCCAAGTATCTGGCTCGCAAGAGGAAACAGAATTCTCAGCCCATTAAGACTGAGATATCTCTCGCTAACGTAGGTGATGGTATCATGCCTATGTTATACACAACCAATATTTTAAAGCCTAAAGATGAAGTCTTGGAAATTGACTTCGACTGGCATAACATTAAGGACAATATCTGTCCCATTACTATCTATGTAAAAGGAGCATCCAAGACTAAGATGAACGACAATAGTGGCTAGCAGAAACTACCCGAAAGAAACTAAGTATGAAGAGGCTCCTACGCAGGTTAGGCGTCGAGAAGCTCGGAATAGAGCCCGTCGAAAAGCACTCAAGGCAGGACGAGTTCACAAAGGAGACTCCCTCGAACTTGACCACGTTGGATACCATAGGACTGGTTCTCTTGACCGTATTCCCACTCGTGTTGTTAGCAAGCATTATAACCTCGCTAGACAACCACCAACAAAAGGAAGAAGGAAATGAATGAAATCCTTCCAGATAACACCGTGGCATTGGATCACTTCGTCCTTGGTCTCGATGATGAAGGCAATGAAGTTAAGATTAAGATCGATGAAGCCGGTGAACTCCACTACTTCCAGGACATTGAAGATGAGGATAGCTTCAAAGATGAAGCAGAAATCCTTGTCCACTAACTCCAGTGGTATCCTCCCTTGAGCCACTGGTAAACTGACCCCGGTTCCGCTAACGCAGGCCGGGGTCCTTTTTTGATTGTACTTACAATCTATTGGAATATATAATGAATAAATCTGATGCTAGAGTTTGGTATAACTATACGTTTACTGGCAATAAATATATAATTGAATTTGAGGATTATTATAAAACCTATGAAGAATGGTTTGATAAAAATATACTTGATTATAAATGCTACTTAGCACCTATTGAAGAAACGCAGGTCGATTCGGTGCCCTGCCAAGAAGGGAATAATCCCATGTATATCGAAGATATGGTTTGCACTCATCCGGTAAAGAAGTGCCCTCAGGCTTCTGCTGCCTCTGTGATCCAGGTGGTCACTGAGGCCAAGCCTGATACTGCTACTGACCAGCGTAAGTATCTTGCTGCTCGTGCTCACGACATCCGGTACGCCAAGTTTGAAGAGCTGCGAGATATGTTCTTCATCAATGAGCCGGCTGGTCCGAAGAGTGTTGCTGAGTTGAAAGAGCGTCTGAAGAAGGGCCTCTTCACAATCGAGAAGCAGAAGTACTCGGACTACGAAGATGATGAGGAGCATGACAATTTCTACTGGCGTGATGCCTTCTCTTGGCGGACACCAGAGACTCAGAAGGATGAGAAAAGTCACAATGCTGCCTACAAAGAATTGATGAAATTCTATGAGGACATCATTGACCAGATCAAGATCCTTGAACCCAAGGAAGGTCTGGCTCTGCTGGATGATCTGAAGAAGTGGAAACCGTCGAAGGCTAAGAAGTAATTTCCTGGCTTAATGTAAACCAGGGTTGGTGGAAGGTACACCAACTGGAGTAAGTACCGACTAAAAGAACCCCGTAGGGATTGTTTCCTTACGGGGTTTTTTTATGTCTTGTTGAAATTTAATTCATTATGATAGGTTTTACTCTTCAGAAGAAGGGGGAAAGAGTTCAAAATATTGCTTTACAAGTTTCTTATATCTAGCATGTTCGAAGTCAGATACTTGATCTTTAGAAGATATTTTATTCATCTCATCTCTGATAGCATCCCCTTTCTTAAGCTTACCTGCTAATTCATTCCAAGCTTTATCTACATCAACTCCACCTGTACCAAGATCTAAGTTCTTATTATCATTAGCAGCACGTCTAAAGTTAATAGGCTCACTCTTACTCTTAATCATCTGTCCAGTAATAGGATCCTCTACGCCATAAGCAGTGGCAAGCGCCGACTTACTAGTAGGTATTTGTTGTTCAGGAGGAATATCTTCTCCACCAAGCTCTTTTAGAGTACCTTTTGGAGGCAGAATACGACGTTGATGTAGAGTCATATGGAGTCTATTCGCTACATTCCTAGCTTCAACTTCTCCTGCTAGCCTAAGATAATAATCATGAGCTTCCTTATCGCCAGCTGTCTGATATTTCTGATACTTAGCAGCAACGTCAGTTATATAATCCATATCGTTTAGATCTTTATCAGTTAAACCCAATGCTCCCTTCTTCGCGTACTTTGCGTTTATATCATCCATCCTACCTCTAGCCCATTTAAGGTGCTCTTGCATAGCCTTATCTAATTTAAGATTATATTCTACTCCAGCTGTACCAGGTGCACCACCTTTAGCAAATCCTTCTATATCTTGGATAACATGTTGTACTTCATGCATCAATGTACCTTTATTCTGCGCAGCTTCAGATCCCACTCTTATAGTCTTATTAGCAGCATCCCATTCAGCTCCTGCGCTAGGATACTTAGGATCATGTACAACTCTTATATCTTGTAGTTGAGGATAAGCTTTATAGAGTTCAGGATGATCTAAAACTTTAGTTAAAGCAGATGTTTGCTCCCCTGTGGCAGAGTTAACTCTAGCATTGTCTTTCCAATCTGTGTTTAAAATAGACTTACTGTCATCTATCTCATATCTCCACTTACCTTCAGAGCCCTTACCAAAACCTGTCTTCCTCCATATACTCTTATCAAGCTGACCTTCTCCAGCCATCCGCATAGCATCCATTAATTTATCTGTATTTATGGTAGCACTCTTTACCCCAGCCATAGTGCCTGGACCTGCAGAGAGACCTATATTAATAGATTTATCTATATCTTCAGGAGTAATAGTTATCCAAGGATTGACATATGTAGCACCAGGAGGAACATAAGTCTTACCTAATATAGCTGGCTTTCCATTCTCATCAACCCAATGCCCTGCTAAATCAGGTCTATCTTTAGCATACATACTTTGATCGGAGAACGTAGGATGATTTGGTTTCTTATAAACATCAGACCAATGTCCAGTTTCACCAGGTTGTTCTCCAGCTTTGAAAGCACCTCTAAAATCGTAGTCTTCTCCTGAATCCTTAGGAGCATTCTGTTGTTTCCAAGTTTGAAACTTTATCTCCTCTTCAGAACTTAATTTAGTCTCGTACTGTTTCCCCGGTATATTGGTACCCCCAGATGATTTTAACGCACCAGTGGGCTCCGTAGGGCTTCCTACAGGCATTGTACGATAGACATTAAGTCTTGGAATAGCATCAAATCTATTCTGAAAGCTACCTGCCTTCTCATTCTCTTGAATCTGATTACGATCTGACTTCTCTTTAGCAGTCAGAGGTAATAGAGCCTGAGGTTTATTTTGATCTACTAATAGTTCACCTTCATCTTGATAGTAAACACCTGAACTAGAACCGATAGGCATTACTGTTTCCTATTGGGGTAGGAAGAATTGAAACGATCTTCAAAGGTATCTTCCAATGTCTTTAGAGATCTAGTCTTATCATGTGAAGATATAATAGCTGTCTTCATAGGTTCAGTAATAGATTGAGTAGCTGGGTCAGCATTATTCAAGACTTCTAAGATATACCTACTTGTATTACCACCATCCTTATCTTGGATATTACTTAACTGAGCTAGAGCACCATCAACTCTACGAATATACTTATTCATATTATCAATGTAAGGATTGCGAGAAGGATTAGGTAATTCTAAGAATTGATTACGATCGTTATCCCAATGAATATCGAAGTTACCTCCCCTACCAGCTACCGCAGCTTCAGCAGCAGTTGGTTTCAAAGTAGCATTTGCTGCAGATCTCTCTTGAAATTGTTTATAAGCTTGAAAGGTAGAAGTCATATTATTCAGATCTTCTCTGAATAGAATTGGGAATTCATTCTCTCCCCACTTCTTCATGTTATCCCAAGCTATCCTACCATCACCACCTTGTTGCTTTAGTTTATACATACTGTCTATGATGTCAGTAGATAGCATACGATCAAAGGCAGAATACTTACCAGGAACATACTGTCCCTTCTGATTAGTATAGTCCATCTTAATCTCATCCATTACACCCCAGTTATTAGGAGCAAAGGCATACTTAGCTACATTAAGCTTAACATCATCAGGAGCTTTAGGATCAGCTAGTATCTTAGGAACCATCAGATAGTTATCAATTAGACGAGTCTTAGGATCAACATTTGCTTTCTTAGCTTGTTGAATATCTTCTTTAAGACTAGCAGGATGCAACGGATCTATTTGAGAAGCAGCATTAGCTAACTTACCTTGCATTATAGGAATAAGATCCTTGTCTAGATTATTTAACAGACCTTGTTTAAGCATTGCATCGCCCCAATTAGGAGCAATCTTATATAAAGCGCCTAGTGCTTGCAGTTGTGTACCAACCTTAGGATCATTATATAGATTTAAATTATTCTTCTCATCAATAGACTGCGTTACTCTGGAAGCTGTATGGGCAAAGCCTAACTTCTCATCTCCGATATATTTAATATACTCATCGAGAGGTTTAACCTGAGCAGTGATGTGAGACATAACTTTCTGCTCACCTATTAGACCCATAGTTGTTTGACCATTAGCATCAGGTTCATTAGCTTTACGTATTGCATTGGCAACAACATTAGCTCTTAGAGCGGTAAGACCCATTAATCCTTGTTCAAGTTTAACTGGATCTACTTTAGCACCTTCAGAATTAGCTTTAGTAATAGTATCTACCAAACCTTGAGCAGTCTGAGTGCCTCCAGCTATATGAGTAATATCAAGAGCAGCCATAGTATCACTAGCTACTATCTTAGCAAAGGATTGTTCTGTCTTAGTTTGAATATCAGATAACCTACCTTGTTCATTAGTACGGTCAGACATTTCTTGCTGACGTTCATATTCTCTAGAAGAATATTTATAGATATAACTATAAACTTGACTAGGCGATAGCTTACCAGCATCCCATAAGGCTGCTGCTACATTAGCATTAGGAATACCCTGTTTTACAGCATCTCTAACCATAGTGGTAATCTTATCATGCTCTGACTTAGCATTACCAGCATTACGATTAATATCTTCCAACAGATTACGCATCACTGCATTAGCAGGATCAACGCCACTGACAGTCTTAATCTGTTCATCAATATAATCCCGATATCCTGGATACTGAGCACGCATTTGCTTAGCTAAAGAGTTAAGGTTCATGGTGTAGAGAGTATCATTAAGATGACCTCCCTGAATTTGGGAAGCACCTATAGCTTTAGCTCTATCTAATCCTGCCTGTAATCCACCTGGAACCTGAGATTGCTGAGCCTCAGCTAATGTCTGCTCTTGATCTGGTATTACATTCTGAGCATTCTTGATACCTTGATAAGCATTGATGTAGTCGTCACGTAGCTTATTAACACCAGTATCAACCTTCTCCCTTAGGAAAGACTTCTCACTAGTATCATATAACTTAGCTGCTTCCTCAATACCTGTAGCTGCTGTACCAAGAGCTATACCAGTTGACTTATCTGACTCAGGCTGTTGGATAGGCCGAGATACTCTAGTCCAATCTGGAATAGGTACTGCAGGTACTGTAGGATCGAAGCTAGCCATTATTGTTTATATTCCTGTTGTAGTTTAGTTCTATACTGTTCTGTACGTGTGGCTTGTACATCCGATTGGAACCATTTCTTAGTGGGTACCTTAGTAGTTGCGAAGTGTTGTGAGACTTGATCTGCTTGAGTTTCATAACCATTCATAGCTTTAGATATGACTCCAGCTCTCATGTCTAGAGGCATACCTGCCCACTCCATACGACCAAAAGCTCTACGAAAATAATCATTAGATTGATTCTGATCTTGAGCAGCAGAAGTCATTAAACCTCTACGAATTTCTTTAATGACTTCCTTCTCAGTCCACTTCTGGTAATCATCTTCAGACTTCTTGATATTAGTTATCTGATAAGCATCATCTGCTTCTTGACCGTGTAGACCTGTAACTCCTTGAAATAGAGCATTTAAAGTACTGACATTACCTTGATAACCTTCATTCTTAGATAACCATTTACCTGTATTCAAAGCAGTTAACACCTGCCAAGAAGAATTAATACTAGATACTTCCTTGAAGACATCTAAAGCATCTTCTACTTTAAAAGGATGATCCATCTCTTTAGGATTACCTCGTATACCTGAGATTATTGATAAAGCTAAAGGACTTGCACTAGCTAGAGTATTGGAGAAGATACTGACACCAGCACCACCTAATAGCTGCCACCAAGTATGGTCAGACCATAGTTGATTGAAACCTTGAATACCATAACGTGGTCCTACATTATAGAAGTTACCCTTTTCCAGATCACCTTTACCAGTGACCATAGCTCCTAGGATAGCAGGTAAACCTTCCATCATTGCAGAGGTAAACCAATTGTGTCCCATAACATAACCACGATCTATTGCTTCCTTACGAAAGACATCATATAGAGGTAGACCTGTTAAACCAAAGGCTACTGGTATACCGTATAGACTTGAATAGATTGCAGCCATCCTAGTCTTAGCAGCTAAGCTAAGTCTATTACCCAGAAACTGTTCAGTAGTTCTAAGTTGATAAGTTAAGAATTGAGTGGTAAGACCCATGACTCCAGTATGTAATTCAGAAGCAGAAGCCCTGGACATATTGGCGCTGAGTAAGTCAGCTCTATGTAATATTGAAGCTCTATCAGAATTAGTAATTAAACCAGTAGGTTTAACTTCCCTAAACTCTCGATAAGCAGTATACCAAGCTCCTAATCTAACAGACTTCTCACCAGCTCTGAAGAATCCTTGCCCTGCATTTAAGAAGTTACCCCAATCATTACCAATGAATTGATGTTGAACATTATCACGCATAGCATATTCACCAGAGACATGTTCGAAACCAGTCTCACGTAGAAGTCTATTAGCTTCTAACCATTCACCAGGTTTACCAAAACCTAGATTAGAAGCAGCACTATCTAGTTTAGATAAGAAGCCTTCAGTCCTATTAATATTAGCCCAACCATGTAAGAACGCACCAGCAGTGCCACCTGCGCCATGTTTAAAGCCTGCTATACCAACTATAGACGCATAGGTTTGTGCTTGCACCAGTATTTGCGCAGGATTAAATACACCAAGTTTAGTATTAAAAGCAAAGGATCTTAATAGACGAACAGGATCATGGATATGACTCAGTGCCCAGAGAGGAATGATGGCAGCCTTCTCAGCTAGTCCACCTTTCTCATAAGCTGTATCGGCTAGATGTTGAGCTAAGCTATGAGTCCAAGTATCAAAGGTATTAGGTATACCTACAAACTGATTAATCTTCATTCTATTAGCTAGAAGCTTATTCAATATCTCAGGAGGAGTAGCTGATTTAAAAGCATTCTTATCTGTAGCTTGATGGAAGTTCCAGAATGGAGAAGCCCTTAACGAGGATTCATTCTCCTTTAAATAAGGTCCTGCTTCACGAAGCCAATGCTCGACAGCAAAGATCTTGTAGTCATCCATATAGGTACTATTGATTGCTCTATTGAGAGCACGGTTCATAGTAGGAATAGGATCTGTTAACTTAGCAGGTTCATACTTCCATAAAGAACTATCCCGTCCACCAGTTATAGTACCAACTCTCTCAGCATCACGTTGTAAGTTAAAGGCAACTCTATTCTGAGCTGCATCAGATCCTTCTTTAGTACCATCTCGGAATGTACCTGGATATCTTGACTCAAGAGACTTATCTAGATCATATATCTTTCTATTCTTAGGTACGACATAGAATGGTTCTGTAGTGCTCAGACGTGGAGGAATTATATTACCTTTAGGATCTCTACTAGGCTTAAACCACTTACTTAGTTCATCCCATTTAATAGGTAGAGTTCTCTCGGTTAAAGCTTGAGCTTCATCTAATTGATTCTTACCAATCAAGACACGAACAGCATCTAGACGTCTAGCGACATCTGCACCCTTAGCTCTATTATCAATAGGCATTACAGTCTGATCTCCAGTGTAGAGATCATTGTACTTAGTACGCTTATCACTAGCTACTGTACCAGCACGTTCCGGAATTATCTGAGCCTGCTTAATATAATGTTCATAAGGATATTCAAAGTGACCGCCACCACGTCTTGCAACATGGTTGAAGTCTAGTGGTTTAGTTTCAACGTTATCTGTTACTACATACCTGACACGTTCTGAAGCAGCTACGTCACTGAAATTCTTAAGAGGATATTCATCTGGATTATAAATCCGTATTACTTTACGAGCACCTACAGAAACATCTTTCTCTAACTTCTCCCAAATTTGAGGATTAAGAGCACGACTTTGCAGATTGTATAACTTCTCATCGCCGAGACGATTACCCATGATCAAGACATTATCTTTACCATGGGGCATTGTTTTCTCTTCTATTCCATCGAAGAAACCAGATCTCTCAAATTGATTAGAACCTGAAACACCACTACGAGATAACGCAGCAATCTGATGTTGCTCTGTACCTATACGGGCACGGTTACGAAACTCTGCTATCTCTGAGAATATTCTATTACCTTCAGTTAACTTAACGTGAGCAAAGTAAGCCTCTACCTCTGGGAAACTAGGAGAACGGTTATAATATCTTAGATAATGATCTTCCAATTCTCCGGGTGTCTTAAAGAAATAGCCAGGGAGTCCTGTATCAGGATCGTTAATCTTACGAGCTTGATCTAAGACATCTGTAAAGTCTTTCCAAGTCTGTCGTTGTTTTAGTGTAACTTTATTGAGCAGTGCTCTAGGCTTAGCACTCCAATACCCATAACTAGTACCAGTAATAGGATCATTTTTATAGTAACCAGTAGCAATTGCTTCGATCTTAGATTGTTCATCCTTAGCCCACTGTTTGAATAAGTTCTGGGTATAAGTAGCAACTAGACGTTGCTTCATATCATTTACAGCTAAAGTATTGTCAGCACCACGCCATCTGCTGAAGGCAGCTTTGAGAGTTCCCGTTTCATTGGATACACTACTAGCACCGGGTCCAGTAAAGTTACCTTTAGTATCTCTATCGATCATATAGTTGCGGACTATATCTTCAGTTTCATTATATGGTTTTGTAACTACAAGTTTGAAACCTAGACCATCCTGAGCTACCTTAGCCCCAGTAAGACCGTGCATATCTGCAAAGTTCTGGGCTGTAGTAGCATTAGAATGTAACGTACCATCTAGATCCCCTAGATGAGTTTCCACATGCCAGGTATTAGTAACAGGTTCCCGTATAGGAGGAGATTGATCTAGAATAGCATTCTCTAGACCTTTGAAATTATTCTTATTAAGTTCTCCATAAGCACGGAGAGCATTCTCTGTCTCCAGAGGAATTGGAGTTCTATTAACTCTAGCTGCAGTAACAGCAGTCTGGAGAATAGTATCAGCAGATCTAGTAAACCCATCTTGAAGACGAGTCATTTGTTCTCTACTCATAGCTCCAGGACGATTGTAATTATAATCAGTAGCTAGCTGTTCTAAATCTAATCTGAAGTTAGAAGGCAACCTATCGATCATATCCTGAAAGAAGTTATCCTTACCGTTAAGAGTCTTAGTTACCTTATCCGCAGTTCTTATTACTCCAGCTTCTGCAACATTACCTGCACCTTCAGCGGCAGCAGCTTTGATGGGAATGTCTTTAGCATCCTTAGCAGCAGAAGATATAATATCTCTGACAGCAGTCCTAGCTTGGTTATAGACAGCAACCTTACGAGCTAAAGAAAGACCACCTTTAAAACCTGTAGCAATATCTACTGGAGCTATAGCTGTGGAGAAGTTATCTATGGTACTTCGAGAGGAAGTAACACCTGCTAGATAGTCAACAAATTGTTTAGCCAGACTAGGATTATCTTGACGTAGAGGATTTAAGATAGCATCAACTCTAGTTTTAAATACTTCTTGATCTGGTATACGTAAAAGGAAATCAGCCTGAGCTTGTAAGTTAGTGCCTAAACCTAAACCTCCAGATACTTTACCTACCTCTGGAACAAGACCACGCATCTTAGCTTCAGGATATACCTGAGTAAGACTTTTAAGTTGATCTGCTAAATAAGGTACCCAACCCTGCTCATGTACTTCCTGATTTAAATTATCTTGCCAAGTACGAACATACTCCATCTTAAAGACAGCAAGATTTCCTTTATCAAGCAAGGGTTGTACTTGTTCTGGAATATCCTTTACAGCTTCATCCATCACAGTATCTTTCATGCGAGCCGCAGCCTCATGAATAGATCCTATGTAAGACTTACCAAAATTCTCTTCCATTACTGTGGTAGGATCGGTAGGTTTGTTAGCAGGATTGAAAGGATCTAATATCCTTCTAACCTCAGTATAATCTAGCAATCCTTGCTTCTGATTAGCAGCATCAATTAGCATCTTCTGCTTCTGCTGAGCCTTCTGCTGATCTAAAACTGAAGATAACTCTTCACGTAATCCAGGTTCATCACCTTTAGATATACGCATATAGACTTGAGCTGCATCCATAACTCCACTATTACCAAAGGCATAGTTGAACTTATCAGCACGCTTCTTAGCTATCTCAGGCTGAGGAGGCTCTACTGGAGCAGGTCCTGCCGGAGCTAGACTAATTTGAGTATCAGCAGCTTGTGCAGGTTCTGAGATTGAGATTGGAGTAGAAGTATCTTCTTGAGGTAATTCTTGAGGTTCAGCCATTAGTTAACCTGTACCATATCCAGAAGGACTACCACCTCCCATTAAGAAGCCAAAACTTCCGCTACCTCCTAAATTCTTACCGAAGGATCCTATAATTGGACCAGCTTTAAGGAGTGATCCGCCAAGAGATTGTATTCCCTGATCTGTAGCAGCTTCTCCACCCAATTGAGCTAACTGTACTCTCTTAGAAGAGATGTCTGTATCAATACCAAAGATATTCTTACTAATTTCTAAACCTTGATTAATACCCAATGCATTTTGGAAACCTTCATTAGTAGCAGCAGCTTGTCCGCCAGCTAAACCTGAACCAAACTGTGCACCTTGACTAGTAGCTGTAGATAATCCTTGATCTTGAGCTTGTTGAATATTACGAAAGTTCTGTAAACTAGATCTCTGAGCTTCTAATTGTACTTGTTGTTGTTTCTGAGCTTGAACTTTTTGTTCATCTTGAGCTATCTGTCCACTAACCTGAGCTTGTTCTTTAGCATTTGCAGCTTGACTTGCACCCCCAAAGAGTGACAATCCTAAACCTGCTATGCCTAAAGCTATTGTGATTGGATCCATTATACGCCCTGATTAGCTGTTTCATAGAGAGACCAACCCATGACATCAAACGGTTGTCCATCTACCGATGTTATTCTAATTTGTAATACCAATCCCCAACCTCGTAATCTATGTCTTCGGAATGCCATACCAAAATTAGGATTATTAATATTTACTATCTGTTGTACAGACCATCTACCTGAATCTGTATTTAAAGCATAGTCCCATAGACTTTGAATGTAATAAGCTACAGGCTGACCTAATCTAGAGTAGACATAAATATATGGTAATTGGAAACGACGTGAAGCTTGTCCATGAAGCTTGTACCCAGTTACAAAGAAACTAGTGAAGTTAACTCCCTTACCATCGAAACTAAACCAATCTACGAAGGTAGAATCATGTTCATCCGAGAAAGTATATTTAAAGATACCTGTAACTAGTTGAGAACTGAAGTATTTAAAACCTGAAGGAGGTGAAGTACTACCTCCGGGTCCTTCTATATATCTAACTCCGTGTACAAAAGTAAACCCTGGCCCTGTAGCAATGCTATGGGGAAAGAAAGCATTATTAACATTATTATAATTAAGGATGCGATCGTATTGGTAACGATCAGTTACGTTAGTTTCATTAGTATTTCGGTAGACCCATTGAACAACGTAATCTAAAGGATTGTAAGCACCTTTTACAAACTTCTTACTCTGAAGAGGTATACTCTGATAGAAGGTTAAGATTGTACCTACAGTTATAGGATTAACTTCCAACGGATTAACATGGAGAGGATTACTTAATAGCCGTGTTCCTTGTTTAGCTGGTTCTACTTTATAGATACCTTCTTCATTCCAAAAGATAGGTAGACCTTGAACATCTACGAAAGATGTACTGGATATGCTACGTACTGCAGATAGCTTAACAATAGTATAGTCATTAGCTGCAAAACCAATGCCCGTACTACCAGTTAGATACCAAATGCCATTAGCAGCAAAGACAATCATAGCATTCTGTAACGGGAATAATTTATAGATGCTACCAGCACCAGGTATTTTAATCACACCTCCATCGGAAGGAAGAAGATTAAATAAGGTTTGAGAACTAGGATCATTTGTTTGAAAACAATTACCAAAGTCTGCTGTAGAGGTAACTATGTTAGAGAAGTATATATTCTCTGACCAAGTTACATATGGTTCATCACCAGTTACAGGCTGCTGGGCATCCACTCCGGTATACCATACACGACCTTGAAACCATGTCCCAGTCTTAGGACGTATTGGTGTAACGATATCAGTTATTCCCGCAATTGCAGCAATTGTCGCACGTGATTGTATAAATTCTTTTAAGATGAAATGTCCACGAGGAGCATTTCCAGAAGCTAACGTTACACGGTTTATTGTAGTTGTTGGATTAAAAGCTCCAGTAGTATCTTTAAAATACCACCACACATCTGCATTAGATGGGAAGTTTCCAACAGCTGTGTTCCAAGTAGTTATATATCCGTGATTAATAGGAACAATAGTCCATGTTCCACTATTTAATGCAATATATGGATCTACAATGGTAAGAATATTTATAGTAAGACTTGTTCCCGCATAAGCAGTTACTGTTCCAGAAGCTATGATTGTTCCTGAATATGCCTGTGGACGCATAATACCTGTAAAGGTAAGATTGACAGAATCTCCATTGGTAGCAGATAAACCTGCAGCTACTGTGAAAACATAATTCCCAGGTACAAAAGAACCAACTGCAATGTTACTATTGGAAGTAGAGGTAGCACTATAAGGATTACCTTGTGTCCATCCTTGATTTTCAAGATTATAAAGATGTTCTGCAGAAAGAACATTAGGACGTGTATTAGCGTCTATACCCGGCTCAGGTATTCCTTGAAAGTCTCTTGTCCTAATTGTTATTCCATTGGGAGTAATTACTCCAGCATTATAAGTACAATAGATAGGATCACAATACGGGTGGTAGATAAATAAATATCCATTGCCGTCTGAATATTGACATTCAATTGGAGACGGATCTAAAAAAGAAAATGCTGGAACAAAGTTAACTAAGTTTACTGTACTGGATAATTTAGTGGTAGATAAAGGAGCATTAGTAGTAGCTGATGTGGAAAGAAAGAAGTAAAGCGTAGATCCTACTTGGGTGACAATGATTTGAGTCAGACCATCCCCACCTGCATTGTTCCATTTATAATCTGATAGAGCCTTGCCACTCCTATCTCCTAAGGCATTAAGAGCAAAGTTAGTTTCATAGTCAATGCCTTCTCGACGAATAACATCACCTATTAAAGTATAGTTACAATTAAAAGTATCAGTAGCTGCATTCTCTGGAAAGTTAAGTCCAGTGAATTCAGTTACTAATCCCTTAGTAAAGTTATTCTCAACAGAATTTAGTACTTGCTGCGGCAATTAATCTATTACTTCTTTAATCTCTATATTCCTACCTAAGAAATAAGCTTCAGCATGTCTCTTTAAGGATGAAAAATTAGTAAACTTAGCTTTCAAGGGTTGTGGTAAACCACCTGAATCATACTGCATATACCATAGACAAGTATCTGGTTCCATTTTAGCATAGAGTTTATTCTCTCCGGTGAATAACGTGGGATCGATCATTCCTGTGCTACTTCTAGGTTTCTTAGCATCTATTACACCTAGAACAAATATTCTATCCTTGGCTCGCATCTTAGTAGTATCAGGCAGGTATTGGACTTCAGCCATTTGAAGAATCCCATCCTCTTAGTTTGAATTGACTAGCCCTACTTGTTACCATACCACCACGTCTACCATAATCCGCAAATTCATTGAAGTAGGTGGGTCTATTAATGATTGCTTTATTCTTTTGTACTGTACTCCATCCACGTTTAATTTCCTGTTCAGCCTTAGGATGTACAGATTGTTTAATCTCGAAGTATGCTAAGGCTTTAGCTTCATTAAGAAGAAGGGTGAACTGCTCATCATCTAAGTTAGGAATGAAGCTGTCAGTCATTATCCACTTAGGAAATACTCTAGCCCAACACATAGTCTTGCTGGCCTGAAGAGTTGAGTCCTGAGTATTATCAAAGGAGTCAAAGATAACTACAAAGTTACTTAGAATGGTACAGAAGCTAGGTTGTCTATCAGTCTTATAATAGAAGGTATAACTACCGGGGAAACCATTAATATTCCCATCAAACTGGAAACTTCCTACATTTATCTCCGTAGGGTTGAAAGTATTAACTCGATCTATGAACTGATCTACCGGAAGAATAGTAACATACTTATAACCTGGAACAGCTATATTACCAGTAGATATAGCAGTAATAATCCAAGAACTAAAGGTTCCTGAACCAGTTCTAGAAACTGCATTTAATACTAGAGTAGTTCCTACATAACTAGTCACATTGCCAGTTACAGTACTAGTCCCAGAAGTAGCTGTAGCTATCTGTCCTATTTTAATAGGTAAAGTAGATGAAGCCACTGTAAATGTTAAAGGACCTAATGCAATGGTATTAGTAGTTAGAGATGTAGTAGACCAAAGTATAGTAGGTTTAATATCTGTGTTAACACCATGAGTTGCTGTGGCAGTATTAACATTAGTAAATCTATTAGTATCGAAATACTTAATCCATTTAATACCAGGTACGTCATCAGGGATAATCATTTCCACTGGAGCTGTACTAGTAAGAGAAGGTTGTAATTGAATTAACTGACTATGTTCAGGTAATTCAGTACGATTAACAATATCAAAGTATTTATTCTTTAGTATTAGAGCTATCTGTTGAGACTCAACGTTGTCCCCAATACTATTGACTTCATCTGAAGATAAAGCACTCAAAACATTTTGAGTCATGTCGAGTAGAGTCATGCCCATATTAACGTCTCCAAATATTCAAAGCAGTTACACCAAATAAGAATACCATAACTGCATAAGGTAATTCAGCAAGAGAAGGTGGATATGCAGCTACTGTCCAAACTAAAGTAGGATATTTATAAACTATAATATTATTCCAAGTTACAAAACCCATCCAAATAGCAACAGGGAATAGAATTATATCCCGAGTAACCCTAACCCCGATATCATCATGAAAGGCAGTAGTTATTGTAGTACTGCCTTTAATAACTTGAGTATCTAAATCTACATCTGCTTTATGAATACCGAGACGGGTGTCCTCTACCTTAGTAAATAAAGATACTATCCCCTGAATAATTGGTCCAATAATGGGAATCCAGAACATTAATGATCCTCAGCTAGTAGTGCAACCATACCTACCACAGCCAATGCTATGGTAACTTCTTTAGGAACATCTAAGACACTTAGATATGTCTTAAATTCAGGGTTTGTAACGTAGTGGTTAACCGCAGAAACCATAGCTAGAAAAGCACTGGGAATAGTATAGAGTTTAGTCCAGAATCTAGTCCAACGTTTCTTCCAGATTTCTTTAAACAGGTGGGAGGTGAACTGCACTGGTTAACTTATTAAGTTCAGTTTTAGCTAAAGCAAGGTCAGCTTTGACAGCGGTAGTAGCACTACCACCATACCACCAACCAAGACCTCCACCGGCTACGAAAGCGACGACGGCGGCAATAAGGACTTGCATATAAGAAACTCCTGTTTCAACATATTGAATTACGGGTTTAAGAGGTGCTGTTGTTTGCATAACAGCATGTGCGACTTGAGAAAGATTTGCAGCTGGGGCGAGATCAGCCATTAAAGATTCCTTTTATTCTTGAGATAAATGATAATTTAGGAGGAATAGAAACTAGAGACTTACTGTAGTTACGAACCCTGGATACTCGAGCTAACCATCCTTTGAGGAACTTAGCATTCTTACCTACGCCTATAGCCTGTAGGAAGGCCGTACGTTCGTCATTGATAGCATCTATTAATTTAGTACCTGTAAGTGATTTAAACTTCTGTAGAGCCTTCCTAGGGCGTCCTAGACCACTATTAACACCATAGTCAAAACAAGTGTAATCTACACCAGATGGTAGAGAATCACAACCTAAAGCATCCCAATATTTAGACTTATAAATAATCTTAGCTTGGTCTACAATCATATTCTTTACATCTAAAGAAGTCCCACTGCTGTTAATGTACTTGCGATAATCAGCAATAGTAATACCAAAGTTAGTAGCACCACCGCTGTCACTCGGATCATTACTATATCCTCCTTCGTCTTTAAGAACTCTAGTTAAACAATCATTAAAATTAGACTTCATGTATTTTCATAAACTCCGCTTACGATCACTCTGTCATTGACAGCGAAAGATGTTGCTGTATCAGCATTTACAACACCACATGTTGTACCTGCAGCTGAGATAACACCCCCTACAATCTTCAATCTATTCACAATCTCTCTTCCTGTTACACCGCCTCCAGAGTTTGCTGTATTAGGAAGATTAAAAGTTATAGAGGTAGTTGGCGCACCTCCACTGATTGTGATGTCAAGTTGTATATTTGTAGTCTTTCCTAGTGTCTTAAACTTTGCAGCGTTAACTGTGAACGTTGCAGTACTAGAAGATGGGGAAGGCGTGTAGTTAGCCCATGCAGTTGATGTATTGACACCTAAGATCAGAAGAGCATTAGCACCACTTGCAGTATCTATAGTCTTACCAGTTAAAGTATTAGCTGTATTAACTCCAATTAAAGTATCAGTAGATGTAGGAAGTGTTAAAGTGCCTGTATTAATTATAGTAGAAATTGTAGGAGTAGTTATAGTAGGCGAGGTACTCATCACAAATGTACTACCAGTACCTGTTTGTGAGGCTACCGAAGTAGCATTACCTACTGAAGTTATAGGTCCAGTAAGGTTAGCATTAGTAGTAACATTTCCTGCCGTTAATCCTGCAGCTGTTCCAGTAAGATTGGTAGCCACTCCTGATGCTGGTGTCCCTAATGCCGGAGTAACTAAAGTAGGGGAAGTAATCGTAGGGGAAGTAGATGCAACTACACTACCAGTTCCTGTTGTACCATTAAGTGTAACTCCATTTAAAACCAAAGTAGGAGTAGTTACACTAGTAGTAAAAGAAGGATTATTCAAAGTAGAAACAGTAGCAGGGGTCGTTCCTGTTATTACTATGTTATTCCCACCTGTTAACTTAGTAGACTCATCTGACCAACCCATAGCAAAGTCAGTATTACTAGTTTTAGATAAGATTTGTCCTGTAGTTCCTCCGACAGGAACAGTAGATATAGTTCCACCCCCTATGAAAGAATTCAAGTCTTGTAATCTTAGAGGTGATCCTACTGTAGCAGGAACAGGTAGATTAAGAATCTGATTAGAATTCATATCCAGATTAGTATTCATCTGGTTAGGAGTACTACCATCTAGAGATAGAGTATTATTAACAGCATTCGTAATATAAGTATTATTGGTATTAATGGTAGACGAAACTGTAGTTAAGTCTGTAATATTCTGAAGATTATTTAAGGGAGTTATCTTGCTCATCTTATTCTCCTAGCTCTGATTATTCCATAGGAACTTAAGGTACTGACTGTAAATTGTCCTTGGACAACAGCGTACAAAGTTGTAGGAGCTGTGAAATTAACTCGTGTAGGTCCTGTTATAACAGTAATGTTTGTACTTCCTAGAACTGTACCAGGGAATGGAAGTTGACTGAATGATCCATTAGCATTGTTTATAACTCCACTTACACTGGAAATACTAGAAATTAAGTTTGTTAAGTTAGTGGTTGCACCGGGAATGAAATAACTATCCAACCAAACATCCCAGTCTCCTGCAGGTACTACTAAAGTAGTTAAATTTGCATTAACGTTAGTTGCTAAACTAATACCCGGACTTGCAACATTGGATGAAATATATTCACCAATGTTACCTGCAGTTGCATTATCACCAGTTATAGTTCCAGTTATCTGGCCTCTGCTGAAAACAACTGTATTTACAAGAGAAGGTAAAGGAGCTTGATTAGCAGTAATTGCTCCGTAGAAATTATTAGGAGTAGCTAATACGCCTGGAGTTCCTGTTGATCCGAAGGAATTAATTTCATATGCATAGACGTTGGTGCTACTAGGAAAGTTACTATTGAGTGTATAATCGAAATACATTCCAGTTCCGGTACCCATGGAACAAGAGAGATTTACAAAAGTATTAGCATCATTAACGCCTAAGTACACACCAAAGTTGGTAGAACCTGTAGAACGAATAAATGTATTGGTAAATATATTATAGTCTGTATCAGTAGTTCCGCCCGGATCTCCGTGAAGGAAAATACCCTTAGCACCTACAATTGCTGGAACTAAGATAAAAGTATTCAGCCAGTTATTACGAAGACTATCTACATTACCAATTCCAGTAAAACCACCGATTGGATATGAGGTAGAATAGATTGAGGTAGTACCACAACCTTGAATTGTTAAATTAGAACAATCTCCGAATTGACCTGATGTTACGGTTATACCTGTAACTCCCGGTACACCCGAACCGTCTAAAAGAAGATTCTGAATTCCCCAACCTTGTAGTGGACCATTAATGGCAATCATACTACCAGCACCACTTGCCCATGTTAATTTGGGACCTGTGGTAAGGCTATAGCCATTTAGTGAAGGAAGACCTATTGGAGTATTGGGATTTCCAGTTCCTCTTAAAATAACTCCCTGTCGAGTAGAAAGGGTTGTAGAAGTACCATTTCCTATGACCAGAACAGATGAAATCTTGAAGTTCTTATTAGAAGGAAATAGAACAATTCCGCCTGAAGTAGGCAGAGCATTAATAGCACTTTGAATTGCAGCAGTATCATCTGCTACTCCATTGCCTATTGCTCCGAAGTCTAAAACACTAATAGTAGTTATTGCTGTGGCATTAACACCTCCAATCAGAGTTAAAGCTGAAGCAGTTGTAGAAGCATTAACTACCGGCTGCATAGCAGCAGAGACAGGAACACCAGTCAATCCTGTGACAATGTTTCCATTGTTTACTAAAGCTCCAGTCATTTGGGATAGAGTAACTGGCTCAGTTGTAGAAGTAGCTGAAGGAAGATTAATCATCCTATTAGAATTCATATCTAGAGTGGCATTCATCTGATTAGGTTGAGTACCATCTCTAGATAGAGTATTGTCCATAGCAGTTGTTAAGACTGCGTTATTGGCATTGATAGCATTAACCGCAGTAGTTTGATTTGTTAGATTAACCAGATTGGTTAATGTTACCTTTGACATTTTTATTCCTTAAAAGTAAATAGTGTAAGCTTCTGAGCCAGCAGTAACATTGTTAAGTCTAATCTGAACTACTTTAGAACCTGAAGTAGCTATAGTTCTATTAGCATTATTACCATCAAATCCACCACCAGTTCCCTGGGTAAGTGTGAAAGTATTAGTGCCACCACCATTTATAATTAGACATGTTATAAAATCACCAACCTGAGCGCCAGAGCTAATGTTATTAACAGCAGCCACTAAATTAGTAGCCGTGTCTAAAGTCATAGTCAAACCTGCACCTGAAGCGGTAATAGTGATTACGCCAGTCAAAAGATCTGCAGCTAAGAGAGTAAGACCTGCAGCTGTAGTTGCTGTACGTGGAGGACCAAATCCAACTATCCAATTAGTTCCTTGTAAATTAGTTGTATATGCAGTGCCTAGAGCAGCAGTTCCAGTGAGCGTAAGGGGGACGCGAGTAGCCCTCGATCGCTCATTTGAAACTACTTCATCCAAGCCCGCCATATCAACTTCGCGAGTATTGTCGAGAGCCATTTATTATTTTCCTTTCTATGGTAGGGGGCCGAAGCCCCCAGAACCATATAGTCATTACTGACTGATAGAGCCGTACATAGTATATCTACAACGGAGTTTAATTAACCCATTGGTAAATGTACCTGTAGCAATAGTGGAGAGATACGCCTTCGAAGGAAGGGGTGTCACTGCATTAGTTACTAGAGGAACAGTACCAAGCCAGTCACCGCCGCCTGCAACACCTGTACCAGGAGTACTCCACAAGAACCCGGCTGTAGCGCCTGGTTGAGTGAAAGTAACCCGTTGTCCGGATGTAGCCATGCTAGCAGTCAGCATATTCTTGAGAATCTGCGTACCAGCGTTGGGTGTTACCTGCACAAATGTACTCGATGGAGTGCCAGGCTGAACGAACGCAAGTCCGACAGCGAGACTGGTACCACCAGTAGCACCTACAAGAGTATCAATTTCCACATGCTCAAAGAAGAGCTGCGTAGTTGTAAAATTGAGGATACCACCAGAGACCGTAGTCACCGGAGTAATTTGTAAAGGAACGATGTTAGTTAAAGATTGAATACCTGCCGCAGCCGGGAGACCAGTACCAACGAACGATGTCGGTGGGGCTGGAACCTGGATTGTCGTACCTGAGCCAATTGACATAGGTACTAGTGGGATAAGTTGTTCAAACTCACGAGTTTCGCCGTAGACGAGATAATCGCCTGCGACTTCTTCGATAGCCTTCTGCGTGCCAAATTGCAGCGGAAGTCCATCTTGGTTAAGCCAAAAACCTGCTACCATTTCATATCTCCTTAACTTGGAACTGCACTGGTGGCGGTAATCACTGTAACCATGTTTTCAGGCCGATAAAGCTTGAAACCGTACTCAGCGATAGTGAGGTATTCTTCTTGCTGAAGATCCTTGTTAAACTCACTGTAGACTGTGGGCATCTGACGGAAGCCACCAATCCACGGTGTAGTATCACCAGGAGTTGCGGAGAAGAAGTAGTTAGCTACACCACCAGTTACAGTCACACCATTGATCGTTTCAGACGCAATAGCGGGAAGGTAATTGGAAACATAGATATCAAACCCATAAACATTGAAACGGAATTTGAAGCCCGTCATAATGCCATCTCGAGTTACATCACCCCACATTTGCATGGGAGAGAGTAAGTTCACAAGATTGGTTTGTGTTTGTAGTGTGTAGGCAACTGAAGGATCAATCACAGCGCACAGATTAACCAAAGGCACGTTAGCCTTGAATAATCCATATTGTGCACGAGCGAAGTCAGGCAATGCGATTGCTTGACCTGCACCGCTAGCCACCCAACGGTGGTCAGCTAGATTGATGATATTTGGATTGCTAGCAGTTTGTCCATTATTTGCTTGTGCAAAAATGCGAGTCTCCACTGCTTCCATCAAGGCACGGTGTTGACGCGGCACGAATGCAGCAATCACATCAGCTTGATAAAAGCTATCTCTCTTGAACTTTTCGCTAATTGCATGAGCAGAATACTTGTATTGGTCGAATGAGAACTGGAAGTTACCAGTGTCCATCGAGTTATACTTGACTGCTTGATTTTCTGTGAAATCAAGTGTTTCTGCTTCACCAATAGACGGAATGTTAATCGTATAGCCATCGGGGAAGTCTTGGATAATCTTGACAAACTTCATAGCATTCAATTCATCGAGTAAGAGCTCCTTGATCTGACGAGACCAAAGTTGACTCCTAACGAGATATTGATTACTGGCGTCGGTAAAACCTGCCATAATGAAGTCTCCTTAGATTAAATTAATTCGCAGGCATATTGAAGTCAGCTCCTAGAGCAATGGCATCGTTATGCATTTGAATCGCGATTTTAGGGTCTAGATACGCCCGGGGATCTCTTTTATTTAATTGCTGATAGTATTCCCAATCTCGTTTCTGAACCGTTGGTGCGAACTGGTTTTGTCGCTGGCTAGAACGGGGTGGAGCAATATCTGCAGTTTGACGTTGCTCATCTAATCCAAATGTCCTATAAAAGACAGAAGGATGAGTTTTAGCAAGATCGTCGGTAAAAGATTGATCTAATCCTAATGTATCCATACGTTGCTTAAGAACCTCTGAAGCTTTATCTCCAAACTGTTCTCTAAGCTTTGCCTTCACCATATTGAAGTTATCATTCTGTTTAGTCAGCTTCTCACGGGCTGTGAGTTTCTGTTCCAGAATGGAATCAATATCTTCAGGCTTGATCGATGGCTTGATTTCTTCTGCCGGGGTGATTGGCAGTTGTTCGGGGTTGGAAAGAAGTTTCTCTTGTCGAGCTATTAATTCTTTCAACGAGGCCGTCGCTGTAGCTTCTTCTCTTAACTTAAGATAGTCTTCCCGAATATTGTCAAAACGGGCATTTTGTGTCTTAATGAAAAGATCGGACTCTACCTTTGCTGCGAGAATATCTTCTTTGGATTTGTCTTTCCATTTATTAAGAATAGCTTCTCGTTCACTGTTATTGTCTGTGGTCGGATCAACATCTAATAGGCTGTCAGCCATGTTTCTTCTCCTGGTCTAGGGTAATTAATTTGGACACCATCTTCAAAGCAGCTTTAAAACCATTGGTGTGAGCTTGCTTATAATCCCAATTAGGTGTCTCATAAATCTTGGGACTTATCTCTGCCGACTCTAGGCCGGCCTTCTCTTCGTCTAATAGTTCCTGCAACCGACCTAATATATATCGGGAGGCTTTCAGACTCTTTAGAAATTTATCTTTATCTTCGTCAGTCTTTAAATGCTTGGTCCAAGCAGAGACAGCCATTAGTAAGTGCCTTTACCTACCGAAGTATTGGGACCATCAGCACTGCTCATACCACCATGTCCAGTGGGTTCATTACGTTGTCGAAGATGTGGATCTTCGTGAGTAACATTGTGTAAATGTTTCAAATGAGGAGTATGTTCATTATCTGAACTAGAAGGGAAAAAGGGGTGCATGTAAGATTTGTGATCAGCCATTATTGTGTTCCTAAAGTTCCGGTTGGGGTTGCGCTCATGGGTGGGTTACGTTTTAAACCCAGACCAGGTTGAGCTGGGGTCTGAGGTGGTGGGGAAAACTGCCCCTGGGGATTAACATCGTAATCATGTCCAATCCCGGTGGCAGTTCCCATTTCTTGATGTAGCTGCTCCTGAAGGGCTTGAACCATTCGTTGCCCATCAGCCTGTTCAGCAAGCTGAATGTATGGGGTGACAGCTGCGTAATCTTTAAGGTCGAAGATAGACTCGAGTAGCCTTGCAAGCACAACTCCGGAGAAGTGAGGTTGAACTGTAGCCCATAGATTTGAACCTGTGAGGGCAGTGAGATTTTGGACGAGTTCAGCTTGTTCAGCAAAGTGTCGTGCTCCAATTGGCTTAATTCTACCAACTCCTGTGATGTCATCGACTGTAAGAGTTTGGAACGTTGTTGCGTTGAGGTCATTGTCGAATACTCTTATTGTAGTAGCTCCAGAGAGATTTCTACGAGCTAGTTCAAGCATATAATTAAGTAGCATTTCCAAGATCTGCTCAGAGAACTGATTGATCTTATTCTGGAACATACGAGATGAGGCATTCTCAAGACGTTGTACTTCGTATTTTGTCTTTTCACCTGGAGATCGAATGCCCATCGCCTCTCGAGGAGCTCCTGCCATTTCTTCCATCTGAGCTTGAAGTTTTTCAATCTTCATATCAGATTGCATAATTTGGACTTCAGGTTGAACTAATTCGACATCTCCTTCTTCAGAGACGAAGATCTTCTCACCTGGCTGCCAAACATATTCTTCAACAAAACCTTTGACTTTCTGAACAGGATAAGTAACTAAGTCCCAGATATCTGCGGCCATATTCTCGATATGGTCCATGCGGTACTGCATACCAACAAGATTAGCTAGAGGACCTTGTCCCCATAGATTATCTTGTTTACGTCTCCACGGAGAGTGGACAATCGGAGGATAACCAAAGAAAGATGGATTAGGTATATTATTGATCAGCTTGTGTCGATCAACCACCGTAATAACACGATTCTTTTCAAAGGTATCCGTATAAGGATCGTACCAATCACCGTAGAAAGTTAATACTTCCACCATATCTGATAATAGATAAGCACGGAAGTTAGTGAAGCCATCCATGGCATAGAGACGATCCTTCTGGATCCAGTCTCCTTGGAATTGTCTGGCGTGAAATCTAATTTCCTTTAGATATTTAAATAAATCTTCATAAGTCTGACGATTCTCATCATTAGACATCCGTTCCATTAAATCCTTTAATTCACCTAAGGAAATTAAGGAACGGACTAATTTAGGAGACTGCATGAAGTTTTCAGCAGTAGGGTTGAAAACTATGTCTAAAGGACTAATACGACGAACGGCGGGACCAACGTAGCCTGCTTGAGTTTTATCTATTTGTTCTACTCTTTGGTCCACCCATTCTACTGTAGCAAAGCAATTACCAAAGTCTATGTAGTCTTGAGTAACCTTCTCTATTTCAGATTTGAAAGTAGGTTGTTCTATAACCCATGACATGTAATTTATAATTGAGTCACGCTTTCGGACATCAGCGGCATCTTCATTCTCAGGTTCCCACACAAGCCATTTACGCTTGGGAAATAACGTGGCGATGTAGTTCGCGAATAAGTTATCTCGGATTTGGCAAAGCTTAGGGACTGTAGTCTTATTCTTCCAGGGCAATGAAGAGTTGGAAGTCTGGGTAGTATCTGTGGCATATACATAGCGTCTAACCTCTTCCCAATCATTCTTAGCGACTTGTCGAAGAGTGTCCCATTCAATGTAACGTTGTGTAAGTCTAGTTGCTAGAAGATCTGGAGAAATAATATTCTCCAGAGGCATCACCTTTCCGGTCATGCTACTCCGCCCCAGCGGCTATTAAATTTAAATTCAGGTTCTTTACTCTTACTCATTCTATAATAATCTATTGGAGGTACTGCGAAATCTACTGCAGAAGCTAAGGCATCCTTAACATCGTCATGTGCAGGATTGGCGTAAATTAATTCTTCTTCTAATACTTGACAATTACCACTAGGATAGTGCCATATCTGTTTATTAGCATAACGCGGTTCTAACAGTGAGAAGATTCTTTCTTCTTTTGAACCTGTCCACCTACTAGGCCGATACTCATCTACACTCAAAGAAAGACCATTCTTTCGGATATAGTTTTCTTTTAAGTCTTCTACAATTACTTTCTGTGCGACTGAAACTTCACATCTAATCTTTCTGAAACCCCATCTATCGTATAGTTTTAATATATGGTTAAAGTATTCAGATACTCTGTCTGTCTTAAAACGATCTATCTCAAGTATGTAGTAATTATGTAAACCGTCAGCGCCGAGAACAACAATGCTAGTAAAATCAGACTTTTTCCCAGTGGAGTAAGCGAAGTCAACAGATGCACATACGTTGAGACGCTCCCGCTTAAAGAACCAGTGATGGTCTCGTTTGAAGAGATAGTTTTGATCATAGTATTGGAAGAGGTCTCGATTGATGGGGGAATTGTCAACGTCGTGGGGATCGTTGTAGTATTGGGCTCTAAAGTAAAGTTTGTTAATATATTTAGATCGTTTTTCAGCTAAAATATCTGGATCGAAACCAAACCACTTACCATCTGATCTTTGTTGACGAGGCCAGAGAAATTGACCGGATCCATCTCCTGCTGTTTCAACAGGATATTCCTTACTTTCGAAAAGTGGATTAGAAGATTTCTTGTCACCGAATTCATCGTATTCGTCTATTTCCATTTCCAATAGACTTGAATATAGATCTTTGGGGTGATACCTAGTTCCTACTACCCATTCCTTAGCATTAGCAGCTTCAATAGAAGATAAGTAAGAATATTGATCTATTACTTTTTTTCGTCCTTCTTCGAGATACGCGTTACCCTGTACAACAACATCGTCAAGCACGGCAATATCACAATGCATGCCAACAATATTAGTAGTAAGACCGGCAGTGAATATAGATGGATCGCGGATAGATTCCTCTCTACGTCTTGGATGATCAAGTGATATTTCCCTTTCCGTCCATTTCTCTCGCTTAGCTTCTTCCTTTATGACCATATCAGGCCAATACAGTCTATATACGTCGTCTGTAAATATATCTTTAATAAACTTCAATTGCTTAATAGCTAAGTTGGAAGTAGACGAAATATATAGAATACGAAGCGTAGGATCTCTAGTTAACTCCCAAGCGACTCTGTAGGCAGCCAGAGCTGACTTCATGTGATCTCTGGGCAATAGTAACAGCTGATGCGATTTCGCGTCTCCAGAAGTCCACCATGAGATAACCTCACGATGTATATTACCTAAGAGTCTTCTTGGATGGACTAAGTTGATGAAAGAAACTAAGGAAGATTCAGCTTCTAGACGACGTTCTTGTCTTCGTTGCTGTAAATCCGACAGAGGTTTCTTTTTTCGGGCGACCACCTAGTTTTCCTAACATTTGAGCATATTTGTTTATGCTTGCAGGTTTTGCTTTAATTGGAGTTGTATGCTTGCAGGTTTTCACTTTTTAGACCACCTAGCTGTGGCTCCTTTAAAAGCTATATTTGAACGTTGTTTAGCAGTTAAAGCTGCCGCTCTAGCATGTCCACCATCCGCATGGATCTTATGACCTTCTTGCATCTCTCGGATGCCTTCAAGCCATCTCCATTCTTTACCACCACCTTGAGTAACTATTACAATAGGAGCTGGTGGAGTTAATACCAACGCTAGATTAGGCGTAATAAAGTCAGTAGCTCTTATCTTATCTAGATATACTTGCCAATCATAAGTATTGAATGGTAATGCACCTGGACCAGGATTATATGGTGAAACATATACCCATGTACCATCTGGTGTTTGATATCGACCTGGAAGAGGCCAATCATAGATGTTAAATGGAATTTGCGCCGGAGGAGCTGTTATTCCGGGATTAAACCATGTTTGATTGATTGGAACTGGAGTTCTAGGATTAGGCCAATCATATTGGTTAAATCCTTGAACTGGAGTAATTGTTATACCTGGTACAATCCAAACTTGACCTGTACTAGGTATTAGAATAGCCAAAGGCCAATTATATTGATTGAACGGTATAGTATTAGGTATTTGACCTAATGTATAGGTAAAATCAGGACGATAAGGCTGTATTGGGAGAGGCCAACTATACTGGTTAAAACCTTGTACAGGAGGTGGAATTACTATTGGAGTAGCAACCCAAGTCTCATCTAAACGATAAAATGCTCTAGGATTGGGCCAATCGTAAGTATTGAACGGGAAAGAAGGTGGAGGACCTTGAGTCTGTCCTTGATTTACCCATGTACTATCAGGACGATAGTAACCTTTAGGAACTGGCCAGTCTAATTGATTAAATGGCTGATTTGGTGGGGGGATAAGACCAGGATATTCAGACCATATCCAACTTCTGAAATCTCTACCATCCTTCGGATTAGGCCAATCATATTGATTGAAAGGAGATTGAATAGCTGTCTGTGGAGCTAATTGGTTAATCCAAGTCTCATCAAGACGTGAATATCCCTTAGGCGTAGGCCAATCTATTTGATTAAACGGTTGATTAGGAGGCGGTATAACTACCGGAGTTCTAATCCAAGTCTGTTCAATGCGTATCGGTGGAGTAGGAATAGGCCAATCATATTGATTTTTAGGTCTAGCAGACTTATTTAAGACAAGCCAACTATTTATAGTTGTCTGTTCAATACGGTATGGCTGAGTAGGATTAGGAAAGTCTGTTTGATTAAACGGCTTATTAGGTGGAGGAACAATAGCCGGAATTTCACTGAATGTATATCCAGTGATAGGTTTTATCGGATCCAGTCTAGTATATAACGGTGCTCTTACCGTCATAACATTATCTGAGCTTGAAGAACATCGATCACGGCCTGATTGATGGCTAGTGCAACGCCTGTATCAGGAGCACTAGTCTGGGTCATGGACATGACAGTGGTAGCGCCAGCCGCGATAGCGAAATTACCTATGTGGAAATCAATGCTAGCTGTAGTCACGGCTGCGGAAGTCCACGCAGTTTGATTGACGGTCGGTGTGCCATCGTTGCCGCTGAACATGCCAACGACCCCATCACCAGACACGGTGGTGACAGTCTTCGTATTGGTAGTTTCCGTAGCAGTACTGCTGATGGCATTCTTAAAGGTGGTAGTGCCGCCAGTTTGATCAGCTCCCGTGAACGAGATGTACGCGACGATCACATCAGCGGCGGTACCTAGCGAAGCCACATTCAAGGTCTTGGCACCGGAGGTCGGAGCGACCAGGCAGAATAACCAGGTTTTGGTCGATGTCGATCTGGCTATCGACGCAATAGCCGTCATCGACTGGTTGGTGCCGGCACTGTCCCAATTACAAGTAGGCGCTGTCGGAAGTGTAGCTTCAGCAGACAGCGCTACAATTAGTGCTCGATTAGAACCAGAACCTACTGTATGTCTAGTATCCGTGAAACTAGTGACACTGTTATGCGAAATTCCATAATCAGTTAAAGCATCGAATACAACAGCCACAAGTTATCCTAGATATTTATAACTCAATAAGGCTCGTAAATGATGTGGGCATTAGCTGAACCTGTTACACCGCCACCTGTACTTGAATTATACAGACACCAGGCACCGAGATTAACTGCGTTACCAATCATTTGGATTTGCTGGGTAGGAGCAGCATTCCATCGGAAGATACCTCCGAACATATTAATGGTTACATTAAGACGTGGAACAGTACTTGAGGATGATGGAGTAGCACCGGTAGTTGCTGACTGAGTATAGGTCGAGACCACACTAGCTAGAGCAGTAGCATTGACGACCATAGGACCGTCAGTTGCTGTTGCAGCTAATGAGAAAGCACCTGTACCTAAGGTTGACACTGGTACGAATTGGAATGCTCCAATGGTCGAAGCCGAAGCTAGACCTGAGATTGCAACTTCGAGGACATCAACAACTTGAGTGGTAGTAGCACCGGTAATACCCATGATATTTGAAGTAGCCGCAGTAACGGCTGAACCTGCGGCAGAGGCCGTGAAGGTTTGATTGTATGAATTGAAGAGTCTTTTAGCCATTGCTAGTGTTTAATCCTTTATAGATGTTATCTACCTTTTGTTGGTATGATTGATGAATGTAGTCTGGTTGTTTCATTTCTATCGCACAATTATCACAGACGTATTTCATACATCGGTTACAACTAGGTCTCTCCCTAGTGCGGTTAGGGTTAATAATAACTACTGTCCCGCAATGCGAACAATGCATGGTAGCAGCTTCTAATAGAGTTCCTTCAGGTACTTGTGCAGTACCTGGAGAAGCTCTGTGGTCAATCATGACGTAGCCTTCATGAAAAGGTTTTGTCATACGGTGGTTACTACTGCTGCAACTTTGTAAGACTGTCCCATTACAGAAGAAATATCAAAATACTCTGTAGCATTAGGTGTCATTCTAATGCCTGTATTGATTACTGCAGTAGGGTTAGTTCCAAATGCAAGGGAAACTGCACTGGTTGTATCGTTATTTATACGAAGTAGTTTAGTATTGTTCTGAAATGCCGCTGATTGTGCTGAAGAAGCTGAAGTAGTTATAGCTTGGGCAGCATTGATTGGAATAGGCAATGCATTCGGATAACCTCCTCCTCTAACATCTGCAAATTCAGTTACATATAAAATAGACATTTAAATTACTTCTTTCTTGCTTGTTTTAGTCCTCTGACGTATCCACCTTTATGGGCTATCTTTATAAGATCTTCAGTTAGACCATTAGTCTGTTTCTTAATTGCATCCGCTATCTTTTTATTGATGTGGATTTGAATGGTATTATATAATAAGATAACTACAGCTACAGTTGTAGCTATGTCCCCTAAAGTAGGATCAACCATAGTCATGTAGGTTTATTATCAAAGACATGAGATAAAGCAGAGAATCCTGAGATCTCTGGCTTCTTTAACTCTATCTTTTTAGGCTTCATATTAGCTTTATCGTCCTTTTGACCTTTGTTACCTTTACCCATAAATTATCCTTGTGTTGCATTGGGACCAGTATTAGGTCCAATTGCATCCAAGCCTAATTCCTTCTTGGAATGCGGTGGAAAGTTACGTGCTGGATGACTACTAACGTCCATAGGGGTCGCCATAGTGACGCCATAGTCTACGTTGGGATTGAGATCCAGGTTGACGTGAGCCATTAGGGAGCTACTGCAACCGGAGCAGCGGGAGTATTAGCTACTACAGCAGCCTGCATAATTGAAGTATGAGTTTGAATATCAGCCACTACTTTATCCATGGCAGAAGTATCTGTGGAAGCTTGGGCAGCTTTAATCTTAGAAACCATACCTTCTAACATGGAAAGTACTGAAGCTTCTACGGTAGCTTCAGCAGCAACTGCATTAGCTAAATCTTGCATCGTTGTCATTAGTCTTTAATTCCTTTTTTCTTATCTTTGAGTTTATCTTTACGAGAACCTTCTTTGATTCCCTTCTTCTTGTCTGACTTAAAGTCAGCCTTCTGTTTAGTAGACATCACCATTTCATCACCTGTGCATGAATGAGCCTATGAAGTTTAGGACATTAGATCCTACAATCCATCCCATTCCCATGAATAGTCCCCATAGGAACCAATCAATAGCTTTATAAAACATTATTTACCCTTTATGAAAGTACATTAGAAGAATAGTAAGACAGACAATAGCAGTACAAGCTATCCAAGCAATGTTGTAATTAATCATGCTCTTCCTCTACCTACTGCTTGACTACCTTTATGTTTACTATTCCATATCTTAGCAGCCTTAGTCTTAGCTGCTTTAGTAGACATACCCTTAGCCTTAAAGGCATCTCTTATCTTTTCATAGCCTGCTGGCATTAGTCTTAGTCCCTGGGTCTATAATTGTTGATGTCTTACTATTAGTAATATCCTCGGAGAGTACTTTCATAGCTTGTTGTCCTAATAAGACAAGTAAGACTAGTATACCTCTACTATCTAGATCTTCTATAAGAGACTCTAGAGCAATAGGATTAGGTTTATGTCTATTAAGAACCTTGTTGGACATAAACACACATTGGTTGTTGCTGAGAAGTATTGTTTAAGTTATATTCAGTAATACAGACATGACATTGGTTGTCTTGACTAGGATGTATCATGTCTTTAGTAAACTCTATACCATTCCATACTACACCTTTAGTAGTCTCTAGGATCTCTGAGCAAGAACTAATTGGATGGCAATGCTGACTACCACAACAATGGAAAGAATACCAATCGTGAGCACTAGCTTGTAGAACTCCGAATAAGACAATAAATAGGACACATAGTGCCGCCGTTCTGAATAGTTTATTTGACATTGCATAAGTATATAGATATACTGCAGTGTTGTCAAGAAATAAGGTAATATCATGACCAGATGTAAGAACATCTTAAAAATTAGACTAGATCATAAAGCAGATAGAAAATTACTTCTAGAACTTTGTAATCATTTGGAAATTTCTAAAAATAATCTAAAAAGAGATGGACTTGACTATTGGAATTTATTTGGTAGAAGAGGTAAAATTGACACGGATTCTGTATTTTGGTATCTCAGAGTAAGTTGTAATTCGAAAAGAACTTGGAGAAGGGTAAAAGAATCCCTGCCAACTATGGTATTATGGCAGGATGGAGACGATGAAGGAGCCTTAAGGCTACAAAGGTACCCTACTAAAGAAGAAGCACAAAAAATACGTAATATAGTGGGGTTTAGAAGGACAATTAAATTTACGGAGGAACAGAAGGAAATGCTTAAGAATAGATTGCAAAAGCAATCAAAAAGGTTTAATACGCATAAAACAGATTGCAAACAATCGAATGAAATATGAACACGAAGTAGAATTTAGAGGATTTATAGATATGATTGAATTCATCCAGACACATCCAGGTTTTACTATATTTGGTTTATTATCTGGTATTTATGTTTATATGTTAATAGTTGCAGTATTTAAGAAAGATAAAGACACTCCTGAACTCTAATAAAAACTTGGTGCGATATTTTGAGGGTGTAATTCATCGGCGCGCGATGACCCCCCGACCCCCTTGGGAGGGTTTTGTGCATGGTTTGTTCACGGTTCGTTCGTTGTTTGTCCGCAACAGAGGTAGCTAAATACCTAAGACTCTGATCTTGCAAATTCCTAAGAGACAAGGTTGAGTATGAATGCTAACGTAATGATTAGATAGTGATTTCTAATGAATTATGTTAGTGTACATACGATATTCTTTAGACACTCGTCGTTAGACACAATGAGGACATAGATATGAACCAAGCGCTTTGTTCATCATGATGGCATGATTAAAGCATCAATGCCTTGATAAGACCTTGATGTTGGTTCAAATCACGTCTTTGTGATTTGGACTGCCTTGACTTAATCACAATCAATTGCTAATCTCTCATTGCGTCGTCAAGACGGCCCAAGGCATCGGGTAGCCGAGTCAGCGGACTTCCGTCAAACGTAGTTGCACTCAAGGCGGCAATGGTGCCAGCCAAGTGCGAAGCATGAGAGAGACAAGCTATGAAAAACGTTCTTAATCCCAAGGCACAGCAGCCAGTCGAAGCACCTCGCGTTGATCCTCACCAATACGAGATCGGCGCTGCAATGGAGGCCAATGCCAAGGAAGTGGCTTCTAACTCAGATTGGCTCTCGGCGACCATCAACACCATTGCCAAGGCCAAGCAAGACTATGAGGGCGGACCATTTGCCGTCATGTTCAAGGTCATGGAGAAGATGGACGCCGATACTATCAATGCTCTGCCCGATCCGGACAGTGAGACTGGCAACAATCCGGGCAAGTACAAAGTCCGGACGGTTGGCGGCAAGGGCAAGCCAGTCGTCAAGGAACGCAAGTATTACCACGTTCTTTCCGACTATCTGCCCGGTAACATCGTCAAGCAACAGCGTATCGACATGCTGGAATTGAGCATGAAAGACCCTGTTCAATACAACGTGTCATCGGTGTCACAAGACATCAAGGACATGGATCGGGATCGGCGAGGCGCTGAGGTATCCAAACTTAGCGGTGAGCTGTCTACCTCAAGGTCGAATGTCCTCGCTGCATTCGAATTGTTGTTCCACATCCGGGCAGTCAATGCACTGCCGGGTGTCGAGGCCAATGTGATGTACGCATTGGACGACAAGGGACAGGAACTCAACGGCGAGGACGGTCGCGAGTGTGTGGTTGAGAATACCAAAACACCTATCATAGTCACAACCACAATCGACGGTCGCAAGGGCAAGGATACTACGCAACTCGGTATTACTTCCTTCAAGAAGCTACGCCCTGCTATCGCAATGGAGAAGGGCGGCACTTACCAAGCTCTGATCGACAGTGCACCGACGATCAAGCGTGGTACCAAAGGCGAGGAGGAACCGGGTGGTACCAAGCCCTCGCTTATCAACACCAATGAGACACTGTTCACTCGCATGGTAGACATTCATGACTACCTTGACGTGATCACCAGCGACACCAAACAGACCGCATACTCTGCGATCCTTGGTATGCTGAACAAGAAAGAGGGTAGCGAGGACATGCTCGTTACCTTCACCGAAGTCAGGGACTTCCTGAATACCCTGCTCTCTAAGACCTACAAGGCCGGAGAGAGATATCAGGAACTCACTATCAAGCGTGCTGAGGCTGAAGCTAACAAGGCCGAAGTCAAAAAGACCGGGACCTAAGATTGTAAGCTATTGCCCGTCTAAGACGACGGGCAGTGGCGTGCAATCAAGCACGATAAGGGAACTAATATGGCTCATGTAACATACACCTTGCGATATCGTGATAATGGCTCGGTTGTCATTGTTAGTTCCGATGGACGTGAGAGTGAGCCGGTTGGCTATCAAGGTATAGCTAAGCTAGATCACAATATCTGTGCTACATCGGACTACTATCGCGGCGTGCTACCTGCATTGTTCATAGCCAGCACATTGCAAGAACATCCCGAATATATTCCCGGCTAATCAATAACTTAACCCGTGTGTCTTAATTGGCACACGGGTTTTTCTTTACCTTAATCTGTTCTATGTTTGTCCCATCCGGTGTGGCATTAATGTCACACACGCAAAGCGTGATAGGTTTTAATACTTGCGCGCGTGTGTATATGATTGTTCATATACATGAACAAAGCAGTCCATTCATGTATATTAACAAGGATGGTTGAATTAGCTAGTTTGACTTAACTTGTTGGGCATGGGATAATACATAATTCCAGAAGCGCAGACGAAAGGGGAAATACCATGTCTAAGTATTCGTTAATACTCACCATGCAACAACGTTACAACAGCCATGTCATCACCCGACAGACTGGATTCATTCCCAACTGTATGCCAGTAGTGGATACATTCATCGATCGGTCACCGGAAGAAGTCCGTGCAATGCTGACTCAAGATCCATACCATCAAGTATGGGATGACTACCGCAATGGTGTATTGGGCTGGAATGAATGGCTCAACCATCCCATCCACAAGCGGAAACCATATTCTCCAATACGTTGATTGTTCTTACAATCTGTTAGCGCCCACGCGCATAGAGGCTACGTTGGCCTAAACAACGTCACAGCTAGGCATCTGTATAAACTGCCGCATCTTTCACAAGGGAGAAGCAACATGTTAGTATTGAGCATCCTCTACATACTCACGCAATATGACGGACCTCCGATGTGGGATCGAGGCGAACCATATTGGGATCAAAGACGATGGGAGAATAGACAGCCTCCTCCACGTCGTTGGGGACCACAGAAAGACCCATGCATCTATTTCGGAGATTGTCGTGGCCCACGTGACCGGGACTTAAATGATCCCCGTCCATATCCTATGCCACCAGATCCATTCCCGCCTCCACGTTATGATGACTATTAATCTTCCACAATAGGGGTAATACCATGACTGCACACACACAAAATCTAACACCAGTGCATATCCTGATCTCCAGAAACAAGGAGATGTGGTGGACCTATACCTTGGTCATCTGGAGAGATACCGAAAGAACATCTACTGAGATGTATTCCACGCCTACCGCAGCATTCAATGCTGCATTATTTGAGCTCAATAGGAGGGGATACTATGAGCCATGATAATTACTTGGAGACACTGAGTCGTATCAGGTGCGTACTTGAGCCTAAGGGTGTGTTCCTTAGCCTTCCTCATTTAAAGAAGTACGTGGAAGAGTATACTAGCGGCAGAATGCGTCCACATTTTCCTATGCCTGCAATACGACTTTACGTTCAAATATATGATTTGTGTGTAGATATATTTGACGATAGTAACAATGGAATGACTTTCTACAAAGGAGAGGGACCAGATGAAACGAATTGGAATATTTATTGATGGTTCCAATCTGTACATGTCTACTAAAGCATTAGGCTTCAGGGTCGACTTCACTAAGTTACTTAACTATTACAAGGAACAAGGTGATGTTGCTCATGCCTTCTACTTCACTGCTCTACCACCTAAGGAGGTACAATCAGGTCTACGAAGAATGATTGATTACGTAGATTACAATGGTTTCACTGTGATTCAGAAGGAAACCAAGGAATATACTGATACCGAGGGCGTTAAGAAACTGAAGGGGAACATGGATGTTGAGATTGCTGTGCGTGTTAACGAGACTGCACCATTCATCACCAATCTTGTGCTATTCTCAGGTGATGGTGACTTCCATGCACTACTTGAGTCAGTGCAGCGGAGGTACGGTATACATTGTACTGTGGTCTCTGCTAGGTCGCTAATTGCTGATAGTCTGCGTCGACAAGCCAATGAGTTTGTCGATTTGGCAACGCTTCGTGATAGGTTTGAGCACGCGGACTCTATCCTACGCAAACGTAAGTTTAACTTCTTAGATGGAAAGTGATGACCATGCACTACATCTTAATCATAATACATCTTCAAGCCGGAATTGTTATTGCTCCAGGCCATTACAGCAGCCTAGCACTCTGCAGCAAGGCAGCTGAAACTATAATGCAGAGTGCTAGTGGACCTATAAAAGCAGTCTGCATCAACGCTCCTGACAATATCGAAGGAGTTTAAAACCATGTCATTTACTATAGGACAGCGTGTAAGACTTAGTGAACGTGGTCTTAAACTGTTCGATTGTAAGCCTATAACTGTACGAGGAGAGGTTATAAATTGGAAGAAAAGAATTGGGTTTATCGCTCGTATTACTCCTAATAAATGGATGGTGGTACATTGGGATGGTAACAAGTTTCCATCGGAAGCTATCTCTCCCATCTGCTTGAAACCATTCATCGACAATAAAGAGTGGATTCCTGAATACGGAGACTGACAAATGTTTGTAGATCTGTGTTTAATAGCAATAATCACAGTTCTAGCTGCAGTTATGATGTTCTGTCTTGTCGTCGTAGCTGTTAAAGTCAATGAAATATCAAAGACTCTGGATAGAGTGGATATCTTTGTTGATACGATAGAATATAAGCTAAAGAATGCTAATGCAAGGAAACTCACCATTAAGCCACGTTGACTTAACTCATTGACCATGAGATAATGGGGACAATGGAAAGGGGAAATCCATGAGCAACAGAACTATGCAACAGAAGTCTTTAAAGTTACGTAGACAACGTAGGGCATGGGCTAAACCATTAGCACGAGCTAGTGGTATCGTTCCCAATCGTGGTGTACTAGCGGAGTACAAAGAACGTGCCGCAGGTCTCGGCATCAGTGAATATGAAATAGACCAACTGATTCGGAAGTTGTATAAGCGAGATTCTATTGAAGGCATCCCGGCCGGCAGAGTAGAAGTGTTAGCTCTTCTGAAAGAACTCAAGCAACAAGTTCCAGAGATGCATTTCTTTAGTATCTTGGACAATGGCTGGTGGCATGCAGCATGCTTCTATAATTCAGAGAAGACATGCTTCGTCCTAGCCTTAACAGATCTTCGTAAACATACTGTGAGACGATCCATTGAATATGGTAGTAAAGAACGTGCCTTGCACGTCTGGAACCATAACAAGGTTATCTGGGTGTCTCACAGGTCTATACGATCAGGTTAATAGCCCCTCCCTGGTCGTACTGCGCAGGACACTGCGCGTAACCCCGTCACATCGTTCCCCTCGGTGTGGCGGGGTTTCCTACTGCCAATAGGAGGCTTCCCCAATGTGTAATGATCCCACTCATCCAATCATCGCTATGTGTGAATGTGGTGCGTATTATCGTAGCTGTGACTACCTTAATGCTATGTTGCACATCACACCTAGATCAGCTCTATCTCATAAGTGGGCATACCTCGCAAGCAATTCATTTGTAGCTGGCAGAGATAACAAAACATTTAACAAACAGATACTTTTATTTGGTAGTCCTATAAAGAGAGGAGAATGATGTGGATAACTCAATCCAAGACTGGCTGTGGGATTACCGTGATGTGATCTTGCTAGCCATCATGCTCTTATCACTGTGCGGTATAGTGGTAAGTGTAGAATACCTTTGGAATGCGCTATTCCCTAGCTATGCCACACGGTTGTGGTTCGGGATTGTGAAGGACCAATGGTATAGGTTTGTAAAGAACCCTATATCACGGTTGTTACAGCCTTTGCACAGAATGCATTCCAAGTGGTCGGCCAGAAGACTGAGGGTGCAAATGGCCAAGTGGAAGAAGGAGTATGTCGCAGCCATATTCTATGATGGCTTATCACAAGCGTGTGAAGAGGGGATCATTTCCAAACATATCAAACGTAAGCTAATGAAAGATTTAGCTGACTTCTTTCAGATGTCTGATCTTGTTCGTGCTAGTAGGAATAGGAAGGCGATTGCACATCGTATCCAGACCAACGAAACCTACAAGTTCGGCCCTGTTCAAGACAAGCCTGCGTGGGGTGGTAAACCTGGTGAAGATGTGGTTCCAATCTATAAGCACGAAGGGTTGGGGTCTAAGTTCCTGAAGAAGAAGGGGAATGCAGCATAATGGGACACAAAGGGTATTCATCCAAATCAAACAAACGTAAACGTAGGCGAACTCCGCATGAAAAGGCGCGTAGAGTTCGTGCAGCAAAGCTGCGTGTCCGACGTATTAAACTTGGAATAAGAAGGAGCAAACATGTCTGGGCATAAACGCAAGCGGTGTTGGTTCTGCACCCGAGAAGGTGTCCCTAGGACATTCAAGAACCGTAGTACACTTCGAGCTCACATCTTCGAGAACCATCCCGAAGAAGCTGCTGTTCGTATGTTCACCAGCCACAAGGGGCATGGTCGTCCGGATGTTGTGCATTACGGTGCAAGGATGCGAAAGAAGCTTGGACTTGAATATAGCCCAAGTGGTCATCTACGTTCTACCTTGGAGGCCGCATGAGTCGTATATCCAAGATCAAAGCTAAAGCCCGCCGGCGAGGCCATGATATGCTTTCTCGTAAGATCAAGCATGCCATGAAGATGCTGGATCATCCTAAACCAGTCTCTAAGGATGATGCTGTCCTGACACCAAAGAGACCAGCTGCCAAGAAGAAGTGAGAGAGCCATGATTAATCAACCACAGAATATCATCCACGCCTTAGCGGGACACCAAGTTCCCAAGGAACTGTGGGAGACTGCTTTACGCAAGTGCCCCACTGCATCAGGATACGCCATACGGGATACCACCGATGGCAAGACCACTCTCGAAACTGAGCACTACGACCAATCAGTCACAGTCGACAACATGCTCACTCTGGAAGAACAGGCGAAGCAATACGATCGTGTCTACTACTTGGCCAACCTTCCAGGTAAACATACCAAAGATGACGTACAGCCCTACGTGCTGACCATCTTTGAAGATGAAGACGACAAGATCGGGCGAGACATACTTTCTTTCTTCGTGGAAGGTGACTTTCCTAAGTTCTCTTCCAAGGATCACACCGACGAATACAACTTCTCTCAAGATATTGTCATCCCTACTTTACAGGACATGTTCCTATCTGCCGATCAAGACATCAGCAAGTTCACAGCCAGTTTGCATAAGCCTCTGTTCGAAAAGAACATGATGGCTCATGTCGGACATCGTGCAGCGTTTGTCTTCCTGCCTCTAGAAGGTGATGTAGTTAAGTTCGGACAGAATGACCTCGGCGCCGGCTTCGATTGGGGAACCTGTTCACAGCATTTGGATTTCCAGAAGGCTGTGAAACCTATCACATCTCCAGTCGCGGCGGCATCAGCAGCGATCAAGAAGTTCAATCCATTCAAGGCATCGACCAGCACAGACATCAAGACTGACGACAAGGGCATTCATCATACTGAACCCAAGAAGGATGTTATCGATAAGGTGGCTACCGACACTATGCTGGGCAAGAAACTGATCAAGCCTCCGTCCAAGTTGGACAAGTCTGGTAAGAATAGATGGCTGCGTCTATTCAACAATGGTGATCTGCCCAAAGATCATGACCATAAAGATTTCCCAGGTTTGTGGATCAATCCTGAATTGGTACCTTACGCTCAGAGAGATATTTCTACTCTGGCTCAAGTCGATGCTGTCGGTGCTGAAATGCGCACAGGGGTTAGGAAAGTAGGTAACACTACTTACGTAGACAAGAATGTCAAACCGGCGGCAGCAGACTTCCTACCTATTCTCAGTGATGAAGAGATGGTTGGACTAACAGGAACGTTGGCCAAGTTCCTGGATCGAGCTAAAGCTCCTACTGCTCTGGAAGTCCAGAAGATGGAGGCTGCTTTCCCTACATTCTCTGAGAAGGCTGGTATCAGGTATGAAGATACCGATAGCTGGACTGTCCACGATGCCTACCTACTCGGTCACAAAGCTCTGGTTATGCTCTGGGCCGAAGCTCGTCGCAAAGAAATGCTAACCAGAAATCCAGACCTTCAAGTCAAGGATTTGGTTGGGACCCATGTGGCAGCCAAGGAAATTCTCAAACCGGATACAGCAGCAGCCAAACGAGCAGCTATCTTCGGTAAGAAAACAGCTTGATTTGACCTGTCGGCAAATCAGCAACGGCTGTTTTCTGATCGCAGATCGCAAGAGATGCGATCTAATGAAAGAAAACAAGCCTTACAGCTTAAACT